ACATAATTATAAGCTGTTACTTGGCTATTTCCCCAAGCTGTTACTTGGCTATTTTCCCAAGCTGTTACTTGGCTATTTTCCCAAGCTGTTACTTGGCTATTTTCCCTAGCTGTTACTTGGCTATTTCCCCAAGCTGTTACTTGGCTATTTCCCCAAGCTGTTACTTGGCTATTTCCCCAAGCTGTTACTTGGCTATTTCCCCAAGCTGTTACTTGGCTATTTTCCCTAGCTGTTACTTGGCTATTTCCCCAAGCTGTTACTTGGCTATTTTCCCTAGCTGTTACTTGGCTATTTTCCCTAGCTGTTACTTGGCTATTTTCCCAAGCTGTTACTTGGCTATTTCCCCTAGCTGTTACTTGGCTATTTTCCCTAGCTGTTACTTGGCTATTTTCCCTAGCTGTTACTTGGCTATTTCCCCTAGCTGTTACTTGGCTATTTTCCCTAGCTGTTACTTGGCTATTTTTAGGAATACGGCTTACTTCAATAAACCCCTTTAAATAAATATATGTAAATGTTGTATATTCAACAGGTAAAGCATCAAACTCCGATTGTGTCTTGATTTCAATTTCCATAAATTATATTATTTTTTATTTTATTACTTTCAATATTATTCCAGTGCAATAGATATAAATTGTTAACATCATTACAGACATAATTTCTTTCTTACAATGTATTTACTGGCTACACTGTATTATACCTAAAGAATAATGATTATTCTTTAGGGGATGAATCCATTTTTTCAGCATTAATAAATGATTCTTCCCATGCGGCTAATTCTGAAAAACGGGCATAATTTGAGAGCTTTAAAAACTCTTGGTATGCTAGTTTTAGATTTACCCCCAACGGGGTGTTTCTAGAAATAATAGCGTCTAATTTAGGAAAATTAATTAGTAGGTTATCTTTTAAATTTTTATTTACCAAACTAGACATAATCTAATGCTTTCTTATAATAATCTATTTCTTGTTTATTTGTCGAATGGTTCAACGCATATTCTACCGCTTCAATTAACATTTCTTCTTTTGTTTTTCTACTTTGAAAGTTTATGTGTTTATCATATATCATCTCTGCCTTCTTTTTTGCAGATGACAAAGTTTTGAAAGTTCTTTGCAATTCATAATTTAGAAAAAGAAAATAACGATTTTTTTCTAGCTTAATGATTTCCAAAATTTGCTTTCCATCCTCAAAAATGGCATATTGCCGATTGTGGGTTTCACTACTCGTTATCCAAAATAGTTTATTCATACTTCTACTAATTCTTGTTCTTCTATTAAATTCTCTTCCAACTTTTCTTCTTTAGTTTTTGGAGGTTCGACTTCACGAAATCTTTCAGCATTGAACCCCAGTTCACGAGCTTTAATTTCAGAAAATCCCGGAGGTTGTATCACTTTATTTTTGACACCCATTAGTGTAACGGCAACTTCTTGAAAATCACCATACGGTTGATTTAATTTATTTCCCAGAAATACATCTCTTACAGTGTATATTTGGTCTTTTTTAATCCAATGATCATAAAGACTGCGAGTATATGAGTCAACCTTATCATCCACACAAATAACCTTTGCACCAGTTTGCATATTAATCTATTGGTAATTCAAATTCAAATTCTTCAAGTTTGTAACCGTTATCATAATTATATAACATGTTGCTAATCAGTTCAGGGAGAAATACAACTATACAATTTTGAGAAGTAATATCAAAGTATATATATCCATTTTTTCGCCTTGGATATACTCCACATCTCTTACCTGTTAAGGATTCAATAGCTTTCGCTACACAACAGTTATTAAGGTCTCCCCTTTCACTTTTATCAATATGTTCTTTTGTTACTTTGATTAGCATAATGGTTTATATTTATTAGTTTCTACAAAGGAGTGCCCCCGACAGGAGTTGAACCTGTAAAAAGCGATTATGAGTCGCACGGTATACCGTTTACCTACAAGGGCGTTAAATTATTTAATGATTATCAGCGGAATTTTACTTACCTTACAACAGACTCCTCAGCTTTCATCAGTAGTTCTCTAATTGCTTGCCATTCATAATTGCGATATCCAGATTCAACGTATATTCGAGTTTCTCCAAGATTATGTCCGTTTACAGTTATATAATCCTTACATCCTCGTTCAGTAAAGCAGGAAGTTACGAATTCCCAAATCTCGATGTACCCTATTTGTTCAGAATCTGTATCATTTTGATAACTTTCATCATATTCGAATGATCCATCATATTTACTTACCCATTCAAATTGTTCGGTGTAACGTTTGTCCACTCCATATATTTTACGTTTACGTTGAACAATAAAAATAGGATGTGAGGTTATACGGTTATCTTGCAGCAGCAGGTTTTTTTTAATACTACTAATAGGTGGTAAATCGTTTTGCATATTATTTTATCACTGCAATGTAATTTTCATCATCCACAGCATATACTTTCATTCCTTGAAATTCTAACCGGTTATCTCCAGTACCTGGAAACGGTTCTTCTGGAAAATACATTATCGAGGAAGGCACTACTTCTCTTAATATAGTTAATTGTAATTGCCCTAATAAAAGTTTTTTAGGGCGTTCATTAGCATGATGAACTTTATACTGTTGAGTTTCAAAACAAACCGAAAAATTTAAGTCAGCAAATTGCATAATTTTCTTATATATTACAAACGTTAAATCGTTCGTAATATATTATACCAAAAATTAGGCTTTATACTGGGAGGGGGTATGCCTAATTTATATCTTCTGTAACATAAGTTGTTGTAACAGAAGAAGTTATAACAACTTTTTGAATCTTAGGAAGCAATAATTTCGTTACCATACTCTGTGCTTCAGGAGCTTTCAAAAAAGCTTGGGCGATAGCTGAATCTTGAAATGACAATGCTTGGCTAATTTGAGCGGTGGTGCCCTGAGGAGATAAATAATACTCGTTGTCATTGATTACATAACAAGTATTTTTAAACTTTTTCTTTTCTTTAAATGCAGGTTTTTTAATTTTTATCTCACTTGCTTTATCAACATGAAAAGTTTTATTTTGTTGTGCAATAGTCGCTTTATCAATGGTAGACAATTCTTCAGGTTGATAATCCGGTAGTTCAATAGCTTCGTTGTTCATAATTTATAGATTAAAATAGTACTGTGCTTCTAGCCCTTTGTCAAAGTGATATAAAAACGCTTTTGCGCCTCGTGTTTGGCCTACATAACCCTTTGAAGCATGCCAAGAGTCTGCCGAACATAAGGAGGGAAGGGTGCGAATTTTTACACCCATAATCTCATCATCTAACTCTGCATGTAAATGACCGGTATGCCATTCTTTATACGTGGTAGCAGCCCATTCATCCTTTTGCTCAGTAGCCATTAATAAGGGTAGATTTTTTTTAATTTCTTTATCGCCGTGAGTAAATCCTAACAATGTTTGTCCGTACCTATAATATTTACGCAGAGTAGGTGAATTATTAATTGAAACATTTGGATGGCCTTTAAAGAAAGCAGCTAAATATTCCCCTAAATAAAACGATCTCTCCATATCGTGATTACCTACACAAATAACAACATCGACAGGTATTTCAATAGCCAGTCCTGCAATAGTTTCTTGAATTACTTTACAACCTTTTCGAAATGTATTTTGCCAGCGGCTATCTTCTACTTGTGGAGTTCCTGCTGTTGTCGATTCATCCGAACCATCGGAATTGAATAAATCATTACCAATTGGTAATAATATTCTTTCCACTAAATTAATTGGTGCTTTTTCAATTAAATCACCAACCGCATATTTAAATAATCGCACTGCTTCATTGGAATCGTAGTTTTCTCCACCTGTTTCTTCTCCCCAGCTTAATTTACCAATATGTAGATCAGCGATATTGATTTCCAAACAATACTTTTTTTCAGGGTTAGCTGGAATTTCATCAAGTTCATTCCACTTCAGAGTATTGATATTTGAATTTAACTCATTTTTAAAATACTCCAATAGTTCTTTTGTTGTATCAATTGCTTTGATGCGTTCCAACTTTACAGCTACTCGAAATAATTCTTTGACGTTGGCTTTTCCACTATCTTTTGCAATACCTTCTACTCTACCATTTTTATAAACAAGGTCTTTATTCACATCTTTTCGTGCCATGTCCCATTTTGTTACTTCGTATGTTTTTACACGCCAGATGGTTAGATCCACTTTTGCCGCAATTAATAATTCTTCCAATGTGCGAATTGAACCAGACGATTGCAGCAGTCCTTCAGTATCATTGGATTTAAACTCGATTTTGCTATCTGTTTTTTCTGGAGTGGAACGTAATGGTGAAATGATTTCTGATGCTTCTGTGTTAGTAAACCCGTTATTTAATAAGGATTGAAAAATATTTCGTTTATTTTTTCGAGCTTTTGTAATAATTACCAGTCCTTCGTTTATGCGTTCTTGAGTCATATTTGATTTTATTGTATATGCCGACAGAAAATTTACGATTCGAAGTATATAATATCGTAGTTAAAACCTTGATTATCAGTTACTTCAACCTTAAAAAATTTTTTAAACTTATTTTTGTATTTATATACCAACAACTTACATAAGTAGTTGGGAAACAATAATTTAAAATAATACAAGTTAAAAAGAATATTTTTAACAAAAATTTCTGAAAATTTTACTGATTCTTTTTCTGTAAGCCATTTGGATTTGTGAATCACAGTGTACATTACGAAGGAATCATCGTTTGTCAAATTAAACTACGATACTTAGAATCAATATTACAGATGTTGTACCCGTCGCGCCACCTGGATTAGAGGGAGAAACATAGTCACTAGGCCAAGGAGTATTTCCAAAGAGATTAGTGTTCCAAAAAATACCTGTATCTGTAAACAGTACAGTTTTATCATCTAGAATTACACCATTCTTTTCAATGTATGCCAAATTCAATTTCGGTACAGCTGCTGGATAAATCAATGGTAAATTTGGATCGGTAGCAATATTATATTTAAAGTAGTAGCCTGCAGGATCTGCTCCAGAAGTAGGAAGCCATCCCCTTTCTGATGTGTTTGGACTAGGAATGGTAATCATTCCACCAGTATTAACAGGAATACCGCATGGTAACGCAAAAAGAGGAAGACGATAAAGAGTATTGCTAACATATGTGTTCACATTGATATCTCCTGAAGTAATGCTATAAACTGATCCTTGCGCCAAATTCTGTATTAACTCAAAATCGGTTACGAGACTTTGAATTTCTTGCAAAATAGTATCCAGCACACTATTTAGATACTCTACTGTGTTGGCGACTAAACAAACCTGATAGTCTAAAAAGTATGAAGTATCGGAAGTGGGTACTCCTTGTCCAAGTGTTTCCAGTTGATTGGGTGTGCCTACAGCTGCAAAAATATCGGTTACACCTCCATTAATATTTCTAGTTCTTTGTTTGACAAAGATGTACTTAGTGATATTTTGAGCAGAAGTAATCTCCAACGTCATTTGATAGCTACTTAAGTTTGGTATATAAACCGTCGCTGATTGTAGCAAGGTTACTTGCGCAGATTGAATAGCCATTGAAAAAAGGATAACCGATAATGAATGAAGAAGCAAGACCAGAGGTAAACGAACAAATTGAATTAATTACAACCAAATTACAAAAAGCTTTAGATGGGTTTGTTTTTAATTATGATTCTGGTAATTCGTTAAAATTATTAAGGGAAAAAGTGAGTTACGAGTTGGAGACACACGGTTATTGTGGGTTTCCTGTTATTTCTTATGAACTACGCGAAATTGATAAAGATTTATTAGAAGGTCATGTGATTATCGAATTACCTAAATTAGTTCAACTCAACTTTTTTTGTAATGAAAGTGGTTGCACAGTTGTAAAATAACCCGTATATTGTTCGACCATGGATGTATATGATAATTTAAAAGATGGTGAGGGGGCAGGTACATTGATTGTGGGACGTTACAATAAAGAAGGTAAAGTCCAACAGAAATCCACATTTTCAGGCTCACCCGAAGATCTTGCCGATCTAGCGGAAAAATATAAAAACTCCATGTCTGTTGCACGGGCTGAATTTCTTCCTTCATTAGCTAAGATACCATTTTCATTATCATCAAATACTCCCAAACCCAAGATACAAAAAAAACGTGGTCCTAAACCTAAAATAAAAGTAGTACAAGAAATACAACCACCTACTAATGTAGCAAAAGTTAATCCTAATAAGGTTTTTGATTTAGATACAAACGATTACTTTAACGAAGATTCTACAAAAACAACGGGTACTATTAATTTTGAAGAACCCGAAGAATATGGGCATAATGAAGAACCCTCTACAGCACAACAGATTACACAAAAGCGAATTGCATTCCAAAATCAATTTGGAAAGATATTCACAGAAGTAGAGGATGTAATTTATCAGGAAAATGGATTTTCTATCATGTTGGTGTACACTAATATCAATAAATTAACATTTATTCCAAAAGAAGGTGAGACTTTAGAATTCTCAGAAGATCAAAGAACGTTTAAAAATGTGTTTTTTCCAGGGACGATATTCGACTACCATGGTAAAATTATAATGATATTATATGTTGAAGTTGATAATATTGAAGAAACGGAGAATACTGATAATGAATAAATTTGGAAATATAACAGAAGAAACAAGATCGGACTTTGATTCTACAAAGAAAGTAGAATTTATTGATAAGGAAGGTTTTGAAGTAGCAGATAAAAAAAATAAGAATAAGTTGAAGAATCCTGTAGCCATCAAAGAAACTAAATAATCATGCCTGTTTACGATGGAAGTTCTGGTCCTTCCGGTTTTTTTAATGGAGGAGGATTACCAAATAATCAATATCCAAATCCATATTATAATGTAGCACAGCAGTATTTACCAATTTCCGTAGAGTCCCAATTATGGTGGATGGACTATTTATTGTTGCGTAATGGATTTTTAAAGTCTGCCCTGGCTCGTGTAGTTAATTATTTCATTAATACATTGATTATTGAAGATGCTAGTGAAGATGTGAAAAAGAAATATGAGGAAATATTTCGTACTCTAAAATATAAAGTATTACTAAATACGTCAGGGTTAAATCTGACGGCAATGAGTAACGAAGTGGTATCTGTTACTCAAGGATTTGATAGATTTTTAAAATGCTTAGATTGTAATAATACAATCAATATTGAAAAAACTAATAATTATGAGTTTAATAAAGGTAAGTACACCCATACATGCCCTAGTTGTAAGAGCAGAAAATCTGAAATTATAGACATTCCATCCAAGGATATTAAGAAGCTCTCGATTATTCACTGGCCAATTAGACAGTTGATTACACGACATGACAAGATTAGTGGGCAGACAGATTACTATTGGCAGATACCTCAAGAATATGTACGTAATGTTAGTAAGAAAAATAATAAATTTTTTTCCAAGGTCACTCCAAAGTATGTAATGGATTGTATATTTACGTCTGGAGGCCCAAAACTTTTAAAGCTTAACAAGGCCAATTTATTACACTTAAAATTACCTCATCCTTCTTCGATTGAAACGGATGGCAAGGCCATTCCTCTAGGGATGTTTATGTTTGATGACTTTTTTAGCTATCAGACTGTAAAAAGATTTAATGAAGTTATTATGTATGAACATATTGTACCGTTTAATCTTTTTTCGATGGCTAGTGATAATAGCCCTGCATCTAGTCCAGTATTCAACCAAAATGGTGGTGTATGGAAGTCAGCAATTGAAGAAATGGTTCTCGCACATAAACGAGATCCTGGGTCTTATCAAACTTTCCCATTCCCAGTAAACTTTCAACAATTAGGAGGACAAGGTAAGGAACTGGCTCCTGTTGAATTAATGCAGCAATACAAGTCAGATATTCTTGGAAACTATAATATTCCTCAAGAGTTATATAATATGAACTTTGCTACTGCAAATGCCCCTGCTCCAATGTTAAGGTTATTTGAAAATGCATGGAGTATCATACCCGACAGTCTGAATGAAGTACTCCAACATATAGCAGATATTGTTAGCAAGATTTATGGTTACGAAAAAATTAAAGTAAGTATGTTAGCTTCGACAATTAGTGATGATATTGAAAAGAAATCAATTATAAATTCGCTTGTTCAAGCAAATGTATTAGCTAAATCAACTCTTACCGAGATTTATGGAATTAATTACATGGATCAAGTACGTAAGAAAATTAAAGAAGACGATGAGACATCTCGTATTCAACGAGAAGAACAAGAAAAGTCTGAAATTGAGCAATCTACGGAAGCTAATGTACTTAATCAGCCATCTGCTCAGACTGCACCTGGTCAACCAGCTGCGAGTTATAATACAGCAGGATCGAATCCTAACGATGTATTACAACAAGCCCAAGAGATTGCTCAAAAACTTTTACCCCTGGAAGCAGGACAAATACGTACAGAATTACAAACAATCAAAAGCACCAACCCTACTCTTTATGCTGCTGTAAAAACGGCTTTGGGAGAATTACGTGCTTCTGGTAAGTCACAAGGTAACCAACAAATCAAACAAGAAGCAGCCCAAGCCAATCAATAAAATGAAAAAGTTATTTAAACGATTCGATGATTTATGTGATAATCATTTGACAGATTATGAACATTGGATATTCTTACGTAGTTTATCTAGGTCTAATCCTGTAGTTTTTCAAAAATACTTACACGCAAAATAATGAATAATATCTACTACTGTTCAATATCTGGCAAAGTTATTCCTGATGCCCGAGTTGAATACCTGCTTGAATCTGGCTTACCCATTGAAAAATGGACAGTCAAAGAACATTCTTCTGTTACAAAGGTTAAAGGTATCTTTCTGCAACCTGGCGATTTGGGAGAAGGTGAAGTAGACACAAGCTCTTTGATTATCGTAAATAAGGTTTATAACGATACGGTAAGATCTATCATGGGGGATGCTGCTACGGACGCTGACCCGGATGGTGAAGAAGCAGATACATCGTTAGATGTTGTAAAGGACGAATAATATTATTGTTTTTTATTAGAAGTTAATCTAGTATTAGCGCATGAAGCCTTTTACACCTTTACACTTAATTTCTACTATTTGTCTTTCGTTATTTTTAATGTCATGTTCAGCATCATTTATTGAAAAACAATCGGAAACAGCCGATCAAGGTATTTATGCAATTCCTGCGGCTATTGACGCAGGACGAATTGATCAAGCAGATACTATTTCTAACGATTTAAAGACGCTTTATCCTACCCCCAAAAATCCTTTGAACATTAAACCAATCGTTGATCCCTTAACAGGAATAAATGATATAATCTTACCTTCGAGGTTGATTGGTAAAGTCATTGTTATAGGATCTCCTGCTTATAAGGATTTAATAAAAAATAAAACAATCAACGATCAATTAGTCATAGAAAATAAAAATTTAACGGACTATAAGACAGAAGCAGAAAAACAAAAAATTGCTGATCAACAAGCATTGAACCAATTGTTAATCGCTTATAATAAAGACGAAGATTCTTTAAAAGAATGGAAAGCCTCAATTTTTTATAAAGCTTATGAACTTTACCAGTTTATAGGAGTATTATTGACATCTTTATGGGTGGTAATTCCACTGGGTATTGTTGGTGCAATTGTACTTTGTGTATTTTGTCCTGCGGTAGCTCCAGTTATACTTTCTGCAGCAGGTACAGTCGTAGGTTTTATAATTCGTGTTGCATTAAATCTAATCAATAGTATATTTTCAATATCGACCAAGTTATTAACCCCAACAACCCCCACAACTAAAAGCTAATATGTCTACATCCTCAACCTTTATTGAAGCAATCAAAACACAACTGTCAAAAATTAAAACTACAGTTGAAGCAGACTTGAAGCCAATCGCTTCGCACATTGAAACAGCCGTAGAAAATGAAATCAAGGTAATTGAAAAAGATATTATCTATGATGCAGATAAAGCTATCCTTAACGTGGAATCGGAAATCACTAAATTGAAGTCCCTGGCTACTGCAAAGTTAGAGGCTCTTGTAAAAAATAATGCCACAATCACATCACTTCAGGCACTAGGGGCTACTCTCGAAGCAGACGCTAAGAAAGCGGCTGATTTTGCAGAAAAATTGCTGAATGTTACTACTGCCGTAAAACCCGTTACAACAACTCCGGTTGTTTCATCTATAACTACCCCAACTACGTAATATGCTTAAATCGTTGTTGCAACACATTGCTAATTACCGCCATTATTACCTATGGCCGGTAATTGGTGTGTTTGTTGTTCTAGGCTCATTTAAAAATGCATCATGGTTAAATCATGGTAAACCTATTTTAGATGATCCTAACGCCATTGCTGCGTATGGTATTCAATCCTGGCCTGTGCTACTTGCGTTATTCTGGACAGCTGTTTATTCGGCTTTTTTGAATAATTCACTTACACAAGACCAGTATGCTAAGATTACTCCATTAGGCCAGTTTGTAGATAATCTACCAGAAATAGTTATTTTTTTAGCAATTCTGGCTCACTACCATTTTCAATAATGCAAAAAGATATTTATAAAATAATCACGGTTACTTTGGCTGTGTTATTTTTAGTATCTTGTGATAGCACAAAAGATAATCAACCCACTACATCGGTTATACAAGAAGTAACAAATGTAGTAGCTTCAAAAATAAATCCACCACCGGTAGAGTCACCATCGTTTCAAATGTCTCAGATAGCGGAAGACATGGTGACTGACGCAGAAGTATCTGCTACATCAAAAGATGGTATCGATGGTGGTCATGCTTACTACGATAAGCATTATCAAACAGCTACTTTTGCAGGTGATGGAAGTGGGGCCACTATCGCGATAGGAGTAGATCTTGGGCAGAACACCGCAGAATGGACAACAACTTCTTGGACACCATATTTTGATAACACCATTGTTAAACAGCTAGCTGCTTGTTCAGGAGATACAACTTCTTCATTAGCTAAACGTGATGTGACCAATCTACAGAATATTATTATTGTTTGGAATACTGCTTTAAATGAATTCAACACTCAAGAAGTACCTAATTATTATGCTACCGCTCTTCGAGTATTTCCAGGTTTGAGTGATTTGAGTATTAACGCGCAATCAGGCGTCCTTGCTACAGCCTACAATAGAGGGTTTAGTATGGTTGGGGCCTCCAGAGTAGATATGCGTAACCTACGAACAGCTGTGGCCAATAAAGATTATCAAGGAATGGCTAACGCTTGCTTACATATGAAGATAACCATGCGTGATTCATGGAATAATGCAGGTATTTATGAAGGATTGGCTGCTAGGTATGATGCTACGGCCAAATTGATTTTGACACCTGATAACTAAAAAAATCCAACCCCCGAAGGAATTGGATTTTTTTTAAATTACGCTACAACCTTTTCCTGCTCTTGACGTAGAATTTGACTCTTTTCTCGTTTGATTCTACGTTCAAGAATAGTATTCTCTGCTTCTGCTAACTCTTGAGACAAATCACTGATGCGTTGTTGCTCTTCTTCCGTGGCCTCATACTTCAAATCCAACTCGTTGATACCTGTGACGACAGGTTTCTCAACTGGTTGGAAAAGCGGAATAATCGCACCCACCACAAGTATTCCATTCAACGCAATTGAAATTCCAACTGTCAATGGCATTAAGGCAGGATAACCTAATGAAGTTATTCCTAGAATTAATGACACTACCGCTAGCACAATAATATTCGTTCGCATATCATTTCGGATGACCCAACATTACAAACCGATCTTCGTCATTGAATATCGTTTGACTATTCTTATTCAACCCAGTATCCCAGCTGTTGATTATACCATTCTCTCCTTCTTCATAGAGATTAACGTTGAAGGTTACGCAATGATACTTTCTTAAGCTGTCGGTTGAAAGTACTTCAAACTGTAAATCGTTATTCTTATCATGATAAACATATTTCATCTCCTTTAAAGGATTAAAAGGATGAATTGCCTTACAATAATAGTTATATTCGATTTTTCCTTCTTCGTTACGTTCTTTAACTACATCGATATGCCCGTCCAGACTGGCTTCGACAGGGATATCACGTAGGCGCAGATAAGCTACACGGATTTCATAATCAATTGGAAGGATACCCCTAATCAATTGTGAATTATTTGGGCTTTCTGTAACTGGTTCAACAAACCATTGCGTGATACTACCAATCATTTCTTCAACAGCTTCCAATGAATCCACTCGTTGTTTGAACGGACCTTGAACAGGTCGAATAACTCTAACGTGTGCTCTACGTTTTTGGGAAGCAGGTAAAGAAAGATTTGTTTTCTTCTTTAGCTGCTCCTCTTCTGACAGTGTATTGATAAAGGCAATCGTGTCTTTCCAATACGACAACATATTCTCCGTAGTAATGATGTCCTGTTTATATTCTACCAATATTTGTTCTGATGTTTGGGGAGCTTCTTGAGTTAACATGTTTAATTAATAAAGGTTACTGACATTGTGTGGTTGAATACTATATGTAACGGAACATCCGTTATTTTACTATACCAGAATATATCAAATTATATGGGAGGGGGTACCTATACTGAAAGATATTCTTCCAATTTGATAAACATAAATAGACTAGATTCCAAGTTCAAATAAATACCTGACCAGTAGATATTTGATAATGACCCAAAATCATCTCTAGTTGTTTTCTTACCAATCATCCACCAATTACGAATTTTAAAAGCAGTTACACCATTATATTTTTCGTTTGCAGCTGTCCAATTGATAGAATCGAATAATGCATGGTTTTGAAATTTAAGCTTATCAAAAAGAATATCAGCAGATTTCAAAACAATATTCGAATGTACGAAAGTGGACTCCCGGTTGGGAGTTGCAAAACATATAGGGTAATGTTCTTTCCAACCATTGCCATTTAAATCTTCGATCTTAGCGAGATAATCTTTTTTTGCTTCTCCGGTGATACTTGCGATTCGATAAATTAATTCAATCTGCAGTTTTGTCATTATCGTCGTAAATTATTTTTTCAAATTCTAATACTAGCTTACCTTTATAATCAGGTCTATTTTCTTCCAGTACTTCATCGATTTCTTCATAGCTACCAACATCATATAAAAGCAATGGCTCATCTTGATAAAACGGGGGAATAAGTGATGATGGGTCTTGTGCGACATCTTCAGCAGTACAATCTACCAAAACCGCAATTACTTCATTATCTACATTTGTTACAACGGTCATTTTATTTTTTACCCTTCTTGTTTTTCTCAATTTCGTATTCTACATACTCCATCAAACCTTTGGATATTCTATGGATATCCGTCAATGTTATTAATAATTCATTAGCACCAACATCTGGTTGCACATCGATTCTATCAAAAATCTGCCTTAACGCTGAATACGACGCATCAAAGTTTAAATGTGGATCTTTTATTTCGATTTTCTTTTTCTTTTTATTACCCATATCAATCGCGCATTTCTAATATTTTTTCTACGGCTAAAAGGTTATCCGGAATTTCATGATCGTTGAGTTTTCTAATTTCACCATATAGTTCAAGAGATTCTCTGTCTATCATTTCAGCGATCATGTCTATATCCTTATAAAGTTCATAATCGATAATAAACTTTTTTAGTAATAGCCGATCTTCGTGTAACAAATTATTTTGTAATTTTAACCAGGCATAATCAGGTTTTTCATTCATAGTGTTTTCGGATTTAAATCCTTATCTCTCATATATTCTGCAATAAATAAGCCATCAGCATCTTTTTTTAGTTTAGCTATTAAATGAGGGTACTTACGTATACCAATATCCAAACTAGCTTTTTTTAATTCTACACTGCCTTTTATACCTTTAGGTAGAAATCGATTTTGCCATTCTCCACTATCAATGAACTCATGACTTAATTTTAGCTGCTCTACGGCTATTAACTGCGCTTCATGGATTCTTGCTCCAATAATCATTGCTTTCTTATGTTGAGGCAAATGAGAAGTAAAGGGTCGTTCAATACCTACACGGATATACGAGTGATTTTCATCCGTATATAAACTTGGTATCCAACCTAGCATTAACTCTTTAAATTTTTTAACATCAAACCTCGAAATATAATTCTTTTTCTTGGTATACGATAGACATTTTTTTATAGGTGTAGAGGATGTATCTGAACGACCGTCATTCCAAATTATACCAACACCTGAACCTTTATTTACACCGTTGTCTAATCCAATGTATATTTTGTTTATCATTGTGATTTGATTTGCATATTTATTTCCTGTATTAATTTGGTGATTTCTTTATTATTAACTTTTCCGGCTAACTTACTTTCCATTGTAAGGTCACATAAATATTTGGTACGCCAGTGATGTTTATAACTTATCATTTCATAACAATATTTTTTTCGAAGCTTATCTTTCTTATTACGTAAATCCAAATATTCAAGCACATGATTTTTATTTTCTTGTAAATATTTAAATTTAGTTGGAAGGTTATCAGTCATTAATACCTTCAAGTTTCATTGTTATATTGCCAATCAATTGGTCGATCTCATTACTGGATACATAACCGCTCAATAATTTTATATTACGCATATCTTGGTAGTAAATTTTTCTATTACGATATCCTGCCCAACTACTTTTACAATAACGCCATACAACAGTATAACAAACAGCTTTCTTACTTTTCCGATAAAGTTGACATAATTCTGCTTTAGAATGTTGTAATCTATAAACTTCTTTATTCGGGAGTGATACAAGATTTTTAGCTTTTATACATTGAACCATCGAAAGCTCCATTCAACAAAGCCTGTGCATAACTATCACTTACTTTATTCAATGCGTTAGTAACCCCCAACTTATAGCAAAAAAGATCAGGAGGCAGGCAATAAGAAGTGTAATAATAGGTTGGTCCGAAATAATCTGTTCGCTGTTCAACCTCGTCATCGTTAATACGTGTGTTATACACTTCCTTAAACTCAGCAAAATCTTGATATTCTTCTTTTAGCAATGGGCTGATTGCAATACGGGTATACCCACCTTCTGGTAAAAGCGTAATACATGGATCATGTAAAAACCGAGTACTACTAGGCAGATAAATAAAATTATTAACATCATCAGACCAATATGTACGATAATGATGAACAGATATTTTATGTCCAATTTCTCTAAGCTTCTTTACACTTAATCCGTTTTCAGCGATACTGGATATTTTCGGAGTTTTTACTTTATTGATTTTATCAAATTTGAGGTTAACAATTTCGGCAACTACAGGAACACGACGGCTGATTGTATTATTACTATTTGTCATATTTTATTCTTTATATCTCCCATGTTTTACACTGGGATTTAATTCGATGAAGATATTTTTTAAATCTTCTTTTTTAATTTTTTCCAATTCAATAATTAGATTTTCAGGATGACTGCTATAATTCTTTATAGCTTTGTCCATCAATCTTCTGGCTTTTTCGCTTGGCTTATATCTATGACTCACAACGTTTTTGGCTCTGAAACTTTTTTCTTTCGTTTCTTTTTATTTTCATTCTCCACTTTTACTACTTCCTCATAAGATGGCAATGGAGGTACATGATAGGCTTCTCGAATCAATTCCTTGGCTTGTTCACTATTAGCAATAATTGTAGCCATATCTCTTACCAAGTAAGATTGTTCTATATTAATCACTTCTTCTTGTTGGGAGTTAGGATTAAGGAACTTAGTATTCGGAATATTCCAACGATAATAACCGCCTGCTTTGGTCATTAACTTTTCGTAGTTTTTCCCCAAATCTTCTACACAAGATTCAAACCATGTATACCCTCCCTGTACTCTAGAGTCTACTTGAATAAATTGATTATTCCCCTCAATACCTAACTTATTTCGTTTACAAGTAATCTTATGGCTTGATCCTACTTTTATCTTAACCTTATCATGCTCTGGGTCTACTTCGAGAATATCTCCTGTTCGCGCAAACTTTAATTGGTAAGTAGAGTGGAATCTAGGTGCCCTGCCACCAATCATGGCTTCAGGTTTTTCTTCACCAAATCCTCCAAACGAACCAATCTGCTCTCTTAACTGATTAATAGTTAATACAATACACTTTTCATGCGATAAAGGATTAGTAATTTTCCGATAAAACTCTGATAATAGTTTTGCGTGATTACCAGGCTTTGTTTCACCAATAATATTTTGATCAGACTCATACTCCGTCATCGTTCCTGCAATGGAATCCAGACAAATTAAAACAGGTGTTTCACCCTCCGGAAAAGCCTTTGGCAAATTAAGAATGATACCTTCAATCGATGTTAAAGCTTCTTCCAAAGTTTGAGGATGACTTAATTTTACTTCATCGATATTTAAGCCCTGCTGAAAAGCATAAACCTTGCTTGCTGCATTCTCTGTCTCTAACCAAAAAACAAGTCCTCCAGCTTTTTGGAACCGCTTTGCCATGTCATAGAAGAAGCTAGTTTTACCATCAGCTTTATTTCCATAAATAAGATAGCAACGACCATAAATCAAAAATCGACTAGATAATAGCTTTTCCAACAATGGACAATCCAGTAGCAATCCAGTTGGGTCTAATTCATCTTTTCCGTCAATAAACTCAGTCTCTGAGTCCTTAAAAGCTTTTTTAAAATCCTTTTGTACTAATGTTAATAGCTTATCAATCTGTTCTTTTTTCTTATCGTCGCTCATATTATATTTCCAACGCCCTTTCGTCTTTTAAATATATATCATTTTTATTTGGTTTATCTTTGATAATAATAATTGTTTCTTTTTTCATCTCTCGATTACCATATCTTGAATGCTTGCCTTTATGTTGCCGGAAAGGCATTATGGCTTTTTCCTCAATTTCGAATGGCATTTTCTTCAATTTCGAATTGTTCCTGTAATGTCATAATAAATCTGTCGAACGGGTTGGACGTTCGACAATCCTAATTATTTCTTAGCTTCTAGAAAAGCACGAAGATCATCCTTATTGACGACCTTTCCACCGACAATAACCTCATTGGTTGCTGCTGGTGTTACTGAAATCACCGATGCTACAGGCGCGGGCGGGACAGGAGGATTGAATGCTATTGCTGGGGCTACTGTTGGAGAAGCCGCAGGAGGTGCAGGAATAGTATAGGCTCCTGTATTTGTTGGTGTGGAGGCAGGTAAAGGCAGGGGTACACTTACAGTAGGCGCAGGAGGTGTAGGCAATGGATTAGTTGGAAAAGCTGCCACTGTTTTAAATCCTGCATAACCCTCCATACAAATATCGAAAACATTAGCTGGAAACATCTGGCGTAAGTCTCCAATAATTTCTTCTTTCATCTTTATCACAAATATTTCGTCGAGATTATAAAGATTTTCCGACAATGCGTATTGTTCGGGAATTACATATTTATAAGCAATATTTGGAGAAATCTGCCATCCCCCATCCTTACCTACATCTGAATTTAACTTTAGAAATGTTCCAATCGCTGCGTTTACATCATTAAGCAACGGACTTTGTGACCCATCAGGTTGGGGTTGGTCCATCCATTTCGTTAATTGATCTGCACCTTTGTAAGCAGGTAAGTCCAATACATGGATTACCTCTTTTAAAGGTGCAGCGGCCTGCAACAACTTTAAAGGAGCTACATTAAAAGCAACTCGTTGTGTTACATGTCCGTAATTTGGATAAATAGTAAACTTTGTTGAATTATTTCCTTCTCCAGGTTTGACAGGTTTTGCTTGCTCTGGATACCTTGCACGAAACGCTCGTTCAAAATAACTAGCAGGATCGTCATTTAAATTATGTACATAATAATTTTTCTTCGCCTTGTCCAGACCAAACGCCTTACGAACAGAAAATGACTTGAACCATACTCCTTCTCCATTGCTATCGGCTTTGTAAGCAGGTAAAAATAACACGTACAGTCCTTCACGGTTATTGTCCTTATCAAATACTAGTTGTTTAACATCTGTGCGAATATAATTGAATAACGATGCTTGATCGATATTCGATCCTTCAAATTTTCGGCTTCCTTGTATAATTGGCATATTTTATTTATTGATTGGCTTCAAAAAGATTCTGAAACCATATATATTTTGGGTTTATTTTTTTACGTATGTTTAATGACTCAGCTACTTTAAAATAATTATCGTATTCAATACTTAATTTTTTTAGTGTTTTTAATTTTGGTGATTTTTTAACTTTTTCGAATGAAACACGGTTAATATCCCATTCTTCATAGTGTAAGTCAACCTTTGAGAAAATCTTTTTTAAAGTTTTATCCAACAAAGCTTCTACGGCTCTTACATTATGCTTTGATAGATTTTTTATGTTCACAAATGAAAGACCTTTTCCTTCGTAACAAGATTTCCTCTTACGGCCTGTAAAAACACTTGAACCATTGCAGCACCCACAATGACAGGCATAGCATGCGAAATATTATTTTGTTTTTCATAATCAAGCAGACAACTTCCTCGTTCTGTTGAATCATCCAAATAAGAATTTCGAATGTCTGCTGGTACCTTGGAGTTGAAAATCAATCCTAGATTGGAACTACTTCGTCCATCAATCCAAAATAACTCAGGATGACTATCACCATATTCATAAAGTTTTTTACGAATTTCCATACCATCGGGACCACTAAGGATTACATCATAATTCTTGAAATCTTTCTTTTCCATGAACCTGTCAATTGCAGTAATGGCGTACTTGTCTTCCATCACTTTGACTTTCTTTTTACCGAGATCTTCGAATTTATAATTTTGGTGCAATAAATTCTTGTCCGTAACTGACGCTTCATCGAAAACTGTGATTTCAGTATTCAAATAATCGAATTGCTTGCGATTATAACCAAAGTCATAAAGAAAATGAATGACCCATCCTGAAACACCACCCGCCCCAATAATACCGATTCTTTTATAATTCAATTTTTCAATGCTCATTTTTTCTCCAGATTACTTCACTTTGAATTGTATCGTTGTCTAACCAAGTATATTTAATTATTTCTCCGTACTTAATACTCTTAATATAATTGTATTTAAAATTCTGAAATAAATTTGCATAGTCAATTCCAGAATACCTAGCAGAGAATGATGGGTGTGTATGGAATGAACCGAATAATTGCCAACCTCTACTAAGAAATGGTCCTACTAATTTGGCGAATTCATTATCATTTGGCTCATATAAAGCGTGTCCAATACTTTGGTTATGAAACTTATTAGGAATTCTCACAAAGGCAAACACGTCGTCATCGTCAACTTTACCTTTAACGAGTAGTCCACCTGCTTCGTATTCCAAATCATTAAAGTCCGTTAAATTAATAATTGTTGTGTCAGGGCTGTCCCACACGTCCATAACATGAGGTAATTTGTTAAATTGTGAGATCATGTATTATTGCAACGATGTTAGCATCAATAAAATCAGATTCAATATTGTTTGGTACTTTGATGTCGAAGTATTTTTCCAAATTTTCTAATAGAATATTTTTACCCAAATTATTAAAGCTGGTCTTATCGTTGAATAATACTTCTTCAAACTGAATTATTCTTTTCAACTGATATTTTATCGATAACAACTGTAGTCGAAGATTGTATTTATCAACATTATGCCAAATCAGTTTAGTAATATTGTGCTCATTTATTTTACTCAACAATTCTACATAAACACGTTCCTCATTATCATCAGTGATTGAAATGCGAGACCATGTAAGTAGTCCGGTTCTTTGATCAATAATTTTTACAAAGCCTTTTACACCCTTCAACTTGGTTGTAAATGTATGGTTGCCCACGTCGGCCAACCATTTTTCTTCTTTGTCTTTGATGTCTTTTTCTTTTTTAATTGGATCAGTAAGCCTACCATCGGCTTTAAAGTCAGGTATCCATTTTAACAATTCTTCCCCTTGAAGGGGAGTAAACTCTAATTTTATAGCAGCTATACTCATAATTAATCTAATTCAGTTGTTTTTTCGTATCCTCGAAGAATTGCAGTCTGTACATAATAATCGTAAAATCTGACAGTCTGATCCTCATATAATTGGTCTGCCACATCTAATGCATCATCTTCATTTCGCCACGCTTCTTTGACTATAATTTCACCCTCACTATCTTCTTGCAGCACCAGATAAATATATGTTTCGTTATTTATACTCATGCAACGGCTACCTCTTGAATTTCTGGAATATTAGCAACTTCTTGTGCGATATCTTTTAATTCTTGATCAAGATTATCATTGATAACCGGTTCATTTGTATCTTCTACATCAACAGTTTCAAAATCCTGGTCAATAGGAGTTTCTTTGACATAATGCTTTAGGGTATAAATTTCGTCAACCAATACCGAGTCATTATGCAACGCATACAATCTAGCCGCGAGATCATCATAACCTACACCTGTATCATGGCTTGAATTGACAATGCAAATATAACCCTGGCTAGCTTCGTCAAATACTTTGCAATTTTCTTTATTCACAATATAGGTTGTCAGCTTGCCTTTGATACGGTAAAACTCTTTACCATCTTTTTTGATCAACTCCGCGCCTGTAGCTTCTACAGCCATTTTTAAGAATTCTTTAGATTTCTCAACCGCTAATGCGTGCTTTAAGTCTAAATAATCAACAACCGCAATAAGATCAAAATCTGTCAAATGCTCGGTAACTACTTCTTTTTCGATTTCAACCCCATCAGCATTCTTTTCTTTAACAATCTTCTTAAAGGTAGACGCTTCTTTTAGAATTGGCTTTAATTTGCTTCTTGCCCATTTATCTGTTTTTGTCTCTCCGTTACACCAATTAGCATTTGCCGATTTATTTAAAGCATATACTTTTTTGATTAAATAATTTAATCTAACAGGTACTGTCTTCTCGATATTATCAATAGAGTTAATAACAAGATGTGGCTTTCTATCCACAATTCTAAAGAACAATTTAGTGCATTCAGGATGAGGTAAGGGATCTGCCCAACTACCAACATAATCCTTGTCAATTTTTACACCTAGTCCTGCACTAATTGCATCCGTGGCCTTTAAATTCAAGACTGAAGTTTGTTTAAGGAAATTTGTGTAATTCAACTCGTCTTGAAAACACGAACAACGATAAATAACTTCTTCTAACTCATTGGCATTGATACGAATACCATTGATCTTACGATGACCGCTTGCCAAGTGCTTAGTCAACGTTAATGTAATTCCATTAATCTTGAACGACTCCAATGTAATTACACCATCCGTATACGCGGATTCGTCAGCAATTTCAAAAGTCTTAGGTACATTCACTTCTTCTTGGACCCTCGCGCTTCTCCTCCATCCATATCCGTACTTACGAATTTTCTTAATCTGCCGTACTTCTTTCTTTAATCCCGCACTCTCAAGTTCAGCCGCTTTGGCTTTCGCAATTTCACGGACAACTGAATAGATATCAAATTGATTATGAATATCATAAACACCCATAAATATTTCAAATAGCTTAGGATATTCGAGAGTAACAGTATGATAAACAGCCGAATTAGCTGTGAACTTAATATTGTTAAACTCACCAGATTCCACTTCACCAGACGCTAGTTTATTAGCATAGACTAATGTAGTATTAGCATTGTATTCTCCTTCAAGGACAGCTAACCGAGTTTTCCAAATAGTTTTCTGGTCTTTTGTCAGTCCCTTCTCCATCTTTAAGCGATACAATACACTCTTTTCAGGATTAATAAAGAATCCATGATCCAACATATCTACGAATCTTGAATTAAATCGTAGAAGATGAAAAACTAATAGAATTTCATAAGTAAAAACATTTGCAACGGCGTATTTACTAATCAATTTATTTTTCTCATGATACTGGTATACCTGAAAAAGATTATATTGATCGAGATAATCATATACTTTGTCCATGTGTGAGGCCATGAACTTGATAAACCTTCGACCATTTACAATACGATAAGTTGTACCATTTACAATTTTTTCGATAGGTGCCTGCATGATAACCAATGGCCCATCACTATCATCAACAGATTGTCGAGTGTAATATTTTGAATTTGTGATCTTATCACGAATTGCTCCATAACTACTATCAGTTACTAACTCATAATTATCGTTGCAAAAAGAATCCTCAAAATCATTGTCAGGCCAATTTGAGGTACCGCGAATTGCTTGATAATTTAATTTAAACAACGAATGTAGCGTAGGTAAATTTTCTATATAAAAATCCTGTACTTTAAAATAGAAATTAATATCCTTGTTCTGTTCTTCCCAAGCCAATTCAAAATCTATTTTAACCTTCTTTAACTTTAATAATAGATTTTTTAATTTTACCAAATATTGTTTATTTAACTGCGAGTGATAAAATGCCATAAAAAAGCCCGTTGGTGTTTAATCCAACGGGCATCTCCGTTTATTGATTAATTAACCACCGATGACTCGTCCAACGATTTGTACAGGAGGAGTAATGAATTTACCTGGAAAGGCAATATCTACTTTTGTCAGAGAAGACAGCAAATCACGTAACCGTAACTTATCGCTTTCAATAATCTTGTTATCGTCATCCGTACCATTAAACTTAGCAGATGTCTTAAAGATTCCATCGTTAATCACAGCCCAAAGCTTGTTGGTCTGGAAATGACTAAAGATACGTTCAACGGCTCCTTCTAAGTTTAGTTTAAAAGTTTCATGTCCGGCTTTACCAGTAACATGCAAATCGTAAACAGGTGCGTTCAAATCTAAAGCTACTTCTGCAATTGTATTTTTGATTTCTTCCATAATTAAACAGTTTGGGCTACCTCGTGATCTTCGTTGATAGCCAAAGAGAATCCAGACAAATCCTCGCTAGCGTTATTTAGATTCAATCTTGAATTAAACGTAATTTTTGCACCGGATTTCTGCAGAATCTTTACCAACGAGGCAAGAAAGAAACGAGGATGAGTAAGCTGCTTTACTCGTACTTCTGCCTTTACCTCGTAACCCTCGCTAATATTAACTACTAGCTCTTTGGGAGCTTCTACAGGTTGATTATCAACGACTACTTGAATTGGCTGTTTTGAATTTGCCTTTGTTTTAGTAGCAGTACCTTTCTTTGATTTTGCAGTTGTTGGTTTTGCAGTTGTAGTAGATTTAACAACATTCTTATCCGCTCCCTCTACTTCAAGGGTAGCCCAATTCTTGGAAATATTATTCGCATAAGTTGAGGAATAACCTTTCTTGATCAAATACGCAGACACACCTTTCTTCTGCCGCTTGATCTTCAATAATTCGTCGTAAAGTGCTTTTTTAATTTTAGCCATAATAGTTTAGTAAGTTTTCTTGTATGCTGCGAGTGTCTTTTCGATATTTTGCTGTGAATAACCCTGAAGAAGTAGATAAGACCGTAGACCCTTTTTTGCGAGACGTACTTTATCCAATTCTTTAACTAACGTTTTATTTATTTTCATATGTTTATTTCTATTCTGTTACTACTACTGCCATGCACTTCAATCCCAAAAAGCTACCCAATAACAAAAGCGCAATTGCTGAAATTGTTTTTAGGGCTTTGATGGTTATCAGTACATAATCTTTAAACTCCATCATATTCTTTAATTATTTTTTGTGAATAATCTTCTTTGTATTTGTTTATTATATTATTTATTTCTTCAGAATTTACGATCTCGGGTGTATCAAAATCCTTGAAATACTTGTCTAACTCTTGTTTACTACCTATTTCTTCCAAGTTGTCCTGATCAACGATTATACATTTCACTGGGGAATCTGAATAAAGATATGAGACACATCCTCCAACCACTTCAATTATAATTGTAGGTATCTTATTGTTCATTATAGCAATCTTCTTGATAAGGTGTATCAGCCACTATCTCATATTCCCAATCTGGATTATTTTGATTGGCAACCCAATTTTCCAATGTTTCTAATGCTCCTGAATTGTCTTCTAAAAAACTAATTATCGCCCGTTCACCACTACAATCATCGGTATAACCAATCGTTTTTAATAGATCTTCGAACCTTACCAACCCAATCATTCCTTCATAACAAGGCCCAATATCATTAGCTTCTTTCCATCTTTGAATGACTTGTGGATTCATACTAAATGGGAGAGCGTCTCAGGGCTTACCCAAGTATAGCTATATGGGTCAGATGTATTCTCAGATGACGTTATTTTAATAAGCATCTCCCTTGCGGAGGTTAGGCTTATTGCCAATATCTTAAATGTATTTGGAGATTTTCCCCAATGTACGATATCTCCAACTTCAAAAGTACGTTTATTAATAGGTACAACTTCATAAATTGGTTCGGCAGGAGGAATCACCTTTACAAAATGAGTAGCTGCAAGAATGACAAAATTTGCATTTGGAAATTTTTTAGCCAATCGTAAACCTTCAGTTTCTGCTTCTTCAAATGTAGAGTGACGAACACGAGGAAGTGTAACAACATCTTGAGGATTTGTTCGTGGTTGATACCTCATCACATACCAAAATTTATCGATTTTATCGACTTTCATAATTAAACACCAATAGGTATAAGAGGTACCGGAGCGAATTGATCAACTGCGTAAAGGTCATTCAATTGATTATCCGATAGCTTGGCAGGAGGAAGGTCTAAATGATTATTGATTTTCGCCACTGAAATTTCTTCAATTGGAGTAGTTACTTCTTGTGGGGTTAAATCTTCATCAATAACCACTGTAATATTTTCGTCCTCCACTTTCCGGCTTACTACAGTCTTAGGATTTTTAATGTTCTTCAGACTATTGAAAAGCCAAGAGATTTTATGCCCAACATTACGAAAATTATGCTGCTTGATTTCAGGCAACAATAATTCAATATCTTCATACCATGTTGAATCTTCGTCGTCATTACGAATTTCTGCCTGCCAATTGATCAGTTCATCTTCATCGGTGTTTGATATACTATTGGCAATCTTGATCGTTGTTTCTTCAAACAAATCATTTAATGCCTGATAATAAAACTCTTCTGACCGACCTTCCGGACGACCTGCGTTTTCCCAATAGTAATAAGCTCGAACTTCTACTACTTGTGATTCAATTTCAATATATGTGTTCAAGGCAATGCCTTTTTCGATTTTCATGTATTTTCTTTCTTTATGTTTGCTAACTCTTTTTCTAATGCGAGAATCTTGTCTTCTCGACTCTTGTTGTACCAACTACCAATACTCTCTGCTTCTTTTAACTGGTCCTTCAGATCATCAATATCTTCAAGTTGTTCAAAGATATTTCCTGCTCCGATATGTGTAATACGCATACCGTGTGTGATCTTTTTATTCTTATGGGCTTTCCAAACCCAATCAGCCTTTGGTAAATCTTTCTTTTCCGGAATGACCGCTACAATGGTTATTGTTTTAGGGTAGGGCATATCTCAAATTCAAAAGGTTGAACTTTGACATCTTCACATTCCTCATCAAAACGTTCAATAAAAGTTGTTGCTTCATTAGGTAGTTGAATAATCTCTTTGATCTCCTCTTCTTTCATAAGAGTTATACAGAGTCTACCTACATATATACGATAATTCGGGAGTTCTCGGCTTGTTGCTAATGAAATAGGACAAAAATAACCTTTGTTAGGTCGCCCCAATTCAATATCTTGTTTAGTTACACGTATTTTCATAACATTGCGTAATCATGGTTACTAACGTATGCATCAATAATACTCTCTGCTTCTTTGAAGACATAACCAAATTCATCATGTTGAGCGTGTTCAGGATAGAATCCATAACAAGAATCAATAATCTCATCTTCTTCATTGTGTATTTCAAATCCACAAACATTACCCCGTAAATAATCATCGTAAATTTGAACTTCGTATTCTAATACCTCCAAAATTTGCTGCTTCAATGATTTTCCGAAATTAACGGTTATTGCTTCCCAACCTTCTTCTTTATTAGTTACCGTAAATTCTTGTAGTGCCTTTTCCAATGTACAGTAAATGAATCCAACTTGCCCACTATCCCAAGGACAAGAAAAACCACATGTATTAATAGACAAACCGGAATGATCCATCAAATACAATGGTAATATAACAATATTTTCTTTAAGTATTGTTTCGGCTTTCTCAGTTGGTGTTTCTTCGTCAATATCACATAGGTTGTAGAAGTATTCTTGAAAACTTGAATTCTTTAATTGCTCATCCCCTAAATTATAATTACGATGACTGCATACCATTTTACCAAGATTACACCAATCTCTAGGAGATTCTGGGCAATCATCACTCACCAATTTAATTTTATAATCTTTATAATCTCTTTCTTCAACCACGTAATTATTCATTTAATTTTTGGATTAATCTCTTAAGTCCTGCTATAAACTTATCCGCCACATAGGCAGAAATACATCTACCCTGAATATGATAACTTGTAGCATGGTGTTTCACCAGATCACCTCGATAATCATCGCCTTTGTGATGATCTTGTTCAACTTTATAAGTGTTACACAACACACCTGTTAATACACAATATTCAGATTTATCTGTATCGTCTTTATGTTGATAAGGTAATAACTGTACAAACTCTTCATTAAGCTTAGCTTCTTCAACAGCAATTTTTTTATTTTGTTCATATTCAATCGCTTCTGCCTCTGTATCGAATAATGAATCATCGAATGTCTTATATTTTTTTATTTCTGTAATCATACATCTTCTATGAAAAATGATTTAATATCTTTACGGTTCGGTGACCATTGCCAATATATGTCAGCTTCATCGAAGATTTTTTCTACAGTACCTTCGTTGTCTTGTATACCATGATACCTAAAGTTAAAAGAAGATTGACATAAAACTAAGTTCCAAGTTTCAGCTGCATAATTTCTAAACCACCAAACAGATGGAAATTCATCACTCCACATTGTCCGACACTTTGGTTTTGGTTTAATTCGGTATATATGATTTTCAAAATCCCAAATACCACTCTTTACTTCATACCAGTTGGACGCTCGTGTTATATCTTCAATTTTCCAATGGGCTTCAATTGACTTTCCATCTTCAAAAGCTTGTATCACTTCTATTATTTCTTTGTTTGTCATATTTTTTATATTTAGGTAAATCTGGCCATGCATCTACTAGATCATCGAACCGATAACCATCATCGATATTTAGTTCAAAGATTTTTGAAAAATCATTAACATTGAATTTTCGTAATTTTTCGTAGCGATGATATCCAATGTATAGATCTGCTACATAGTGGTCATCTCCATATGTATCTCTGACCATCAAAGATGATGTAAGGGTTTTCATAGAAACTTACTCCGTGTCATGCCATTCCTTACCTCTCGATTCGTCGAGTCCCTGGATGTAGCCCTTGTTGTTTGCCCACTGTTGAAGCTTGTCGAGAATGGCTATGGCTTTCGGCATGTCGCCAAGGTACAAAGCCGTGGAAACCTCTTGAGCAATCGTCGCAAGTTGTTCCTTGTCCTTCATTGGTGATGATCCCCGTTTAATATTGTGATTGTGTGCATTATTATACTCCTTTGCTATATCTCTTTAATGTTTCGAAAGAAACGATTTTGAATGGTCTGGAAAATAAGAAATTTGCATATCTCTCGGACTGTTCATCAGGTACATAATTTTTATTTCTAACGAGTTTTAAAACTATATCTTTTTCAGGTACCATGTATTCCATTTTGTAAATTATACTTTCTGTTTATGATGGTTTTTAAGCTATTCAGAAACTTTAGTTTGTGTATTGATAGGCTCTACTGCCTCTAGTTTATCTTCGTACCAATCCATATTGTATATAGTAAAAGGAAAGTCATGATCAATTATTCCTTCTTCTAACAACGTTTGCGCTTTGTCGTAAGCTGATTCTCCTGAATCTACTTCAACCTCAAACTCTATAACTTGCTCCCAACGCCTAGTTACAATTGCCTTGTATTTCATGTGATTACTATCGAGTTATATTTATTGTTACCTCACCAGTAGTATCATTAACATGACAATATTCTCCGTATAACAACAACAGGTAATGTGCATAACTATTATTATAAAGTATTTTTTCTACTTGGTCGTAAGGTAAGTTAAATTCAATTTTACCTTTGTTATTTATATGTACATTTGAACTTCGTACAAGATATTCCATGCTAATTTTGCCACACCCATTCATTATTATGCCAAATAGTTTCTTTTGAATAGATAGGATTTTTATCTTTCCAACAAGTACCTACATTTAATTCACAACCTAGATTATCCCCACTAGCTAATTTTACTTTATTAGTCATATAATATCTGATAACTTCTGGAAAATAATTATCTTTCATTAAATCCTCTTTTAATAGAAATTGTAGATCATCGTGTACGATATTACATGGTTTGATATGCTTCATCCATAACCCATCTTTTATAAACTGATTCTTAAGTTGAACAGCACAATCAAAAACAAATAAAGTCATCTCACTTCCAATTGGAAAACTTAAACTTTGATTTAAGTAACCTGCCTTAATAGCAAAATCATTAGTTTTATCAAATTTTAATACCATTCCCCTGGCATTAGTAATTTGGTCATACTCTAAAACTTCTTGTTTACATTTTTCTCTGTAATTAATGTAATCAGGATAACCATACCAAGTCTTCAAAGCATATTCTACTTCTTCTAACTGTAACATAAACCCACTCTCAGCAAAAATGATAGCTTGAATAGGTAATGCAGCTTGCTCTAATTCCGCAATATACGAGCAATTAAAACTAATTGCTTTCGCACTGGTATAGTAGTTGGTGTCATCTTTAGTTAATTTATCGTTCTGAAAATACTCCTTCATTTTTTTCAAATGAAATCCCCCTGCACGTATGGCCGTTATAAATTTAGAATCTTTACTAAGAAAAGCTTGTACTCCTAAATCGGCGGAAGCCACGTCCGAACATGCATATAACCAGTTTGGTTGATTACGTGAATAAAACGAATTACGTATATTTGCAGGGATTATCTCCTTATCCGCTACTTTACGTTCTTCTTTTGGTAACTCATAATAATTTGGAACAAAAATAGGTGAAATAAATGCCAACACTTTGTTCGCAGGATTTTGACAATTCGGAGAGCTACTAGTTCTAAAATTTTTCAAACATTCGAAAAAGTCTACTCTCATTATTCCATCTTTATTGATAGCATTCCAATAACTTTGCTTAAGAGGATCGCTTTCTAAATCTTCAGGTGCTTCAAGTTCTACATCATCTAACAAATCTTCTAACTCGTCTAAAGTATTTACACCTTTTTTACTTAAAAATTTATTTGAAAAAACAGCTATTCTATTTAGATCTAATAGATTTTTTACGATGTCTATCTTTATGCTTATATCTTTTGCTATGTCGTCAGGAGCTATTTTTAAATGCCCTTGTAATTCAAAAAATATAGTGGAAAGACTTCTGCCATTTGTAGAAGGGGAATACTGCGCTTGAACTTGTTTACTTTTTTTTAACCACCAAGAACGAGGGCGAGGACTTTTTCCAGATTTTGTATAATATGCAGGTGTAAGATTTAATTTTTCAAACAATACATTTTTCTTTTGTATAGCTGAATTTGGGTTAAAGTCTTCTACACCTATTGCACTAAGTTTTTCATGTAGCGATTTTAATAAAGAATTATACTTTTCTTCATATTGTTTAGTTATTTTTTCCATTAAACCTATATCAATAGGTATGCCTGTCATCTCGATGTCTAATAGATAATCGCCTAACGGCATATAAACTTCAAAAAAATAATTTTTTAAATTTTCCGGAAATTGTTTAAACATATTTAAACAAGCTTCTCTATGAGAAACGGCATCACCTGCGCAATAATGGTAGAATAAATCAGGGTTACTAAACTTTACACACGACATTTCCGATTTGTTTATTTTATTTTCTCTTAAATAAACATTAAATGGAGTATAGTAGGACTCGTAATTAGTAAACCTTTTAATACCTGTTTCCAATCCTCTACCCCACCTACTGTCAAAAAAACCAACCGCTTTCATTCCATCAAAGAAAAGATTTGCTTCTTTTAAATTAAATCCTCTATATCTTAAACGTTTATCATCTGCTCGTATATTCCAACCCATTCTTTTAATTTCAGGATGCTCTAAAAGAAGTTTAGCTGTATTTAACAAATCAAGATTTTCTTTGCCAGCAGGATCTTTTAAAAGATCAAAGATAATTGCTTTATCTTTTTCACAACTAAATTGAAAGGTATAAACTTTTTCATTATCATGCCATTTTCCAGAAGGAGACAACCATTCCATATCATAACCGCAATAAAACATCTTATTGTCTACATAATGATTTATCACGTATTCCGCGTCTGACACATTATCAATTACAACGTAATCGAATTTATCATAAGCTAATTGCTTGGTAATAAATCGTCTAGCTAAATGAAAGTTTTCTTGAAATTCTCCACGGCGAGTTGGATCAACTGCTACAACCGTACCTGGACTGTGATTAGCCAATAATTTACAGTTATAAGGACAATCGATCAACTCTCCAAGATAATCAGAGATCTTTACATTCTTCTTTAATACCCGTTTGAATACTTCTGCTCCTAGTGCAATAATCAGTTCAGGTTTTATTTCATTAATCTCTTCTTCGAGATAAGGGTAAGATTCTGAAATATCGGAAGCTTTTGGTTTACTTTTACTACCCAACCCAGATTTGCAAATTGCTGTAATGTAGACGTTATCAAGATTTAAACCATTGACTTCCAACGCATCAAATAACTCTTGGGCGGCACCATTATCTTTTGATTGATGGAACAATTCATACTTTTGACAATCAATTGATGAAGGATGGCTAGCAATGATCAATATTTTTGAAAGGGGATTTCCTCTTCCGGGAATGAGTAATTTTCCCGTTTCTAACGAACGACTGGGTACAGTAAGCATAATTTCATAAGGCCAGCAATTGGTTGATTGCTATCGCCGATGATAACTGTAAGTTATCGGTTAATACCTGTCAAACGGATTTCACATCCTCTATTAATTTCCGCTCTTCCAATTTATTAGCCAAAGAAGATAAAGCGATAACCAATTCGCGAGCTTCTTCAATATCCAAAAGAAGATCAGAAATAATGTTACCCTCTTTCATCTTTTTAACACTGACCAGATATTCGAAATCAACATCTTCTCGTATTATAAGTTTATTACCCGTACCCGTGTCTAAATTGATTACTTCGAAAACAGTATCGGTTACATACTTCTTGCCCATATTCATAGATTAAATTTTTCTTGAAGAGTTTTAACTAATTCAGTCAACTCTTTCTTGTTTAGTGTTAGAATGTGAGTTAATTCAGCAGTTTCATCGATATGTTCAATTCGGTAACTAACAGCTTCAATCTCCTGATCGAAAAATTCAGTTACTCTTAACCCCGCTTCATTTTCATCTAAAAAGCTATGATTGTTTTCAACGTTCATCTTTAAATTCCTTTAATGCTTTAATGAATTCATCAATCATTTCTTTTCTAATGTCCACACCTTGTTCACCTTGGAAAATACGAATATACTTATAACAATCTTTATGTGTTCTTAAACTCACCATTGTATCGTCGTCTAACGATGGGTCAAAACAAGTTATATCAACCTGTTTGTTCACTATTATATTCATTAAATAGGTTCCAGTTCTTGATTATTTTTAATTGTAACTCCTACATCGGCATTTCCAAATTTTGCTGCCTTGTAATACAAAACAATGGCATTTGGGTCTTCTATAAAATTATGCTTTTTCCTTCCAATAATCTTACGAAGTAATCCTAATCGTGGATGCTTAAACATTTGTCCGAATTGTATATCATCAAAAATCATTTTTTACTATTTGTTAGATAAGGATTTGGTTCATCCCATATACTTGCGTCTTGTACAGGTGACAATACAATTTCATAATCTTTCGCATTATCAATATTTCTGAGCCGTGATTCTGCTACACGTAGGTCATAGAGATAATAGTGTTTATCCTTAAAGATATCAATTCGTTCATCCGCATCCCATCCTGCAAAAAATTTTCCTTCTTTATTACGAATGGCAAACATTTGTTTTTTTACTTGTGACATATTAATTGGTTATAGGGTTTGGTGGTAATGGCGATCCTTCTACAGGAATAGCTGTTCTAACTAATTCATTGTTGGATGATACAACTGGTAAATGATCATTTGAAGAAAATCGTAATTGTCGTTGATTTCCATCACCTAAGGGAGCTTCATCTTTGATATCCATTGTTTCAAATAAGGCTTCATGTTTTAATTCAAAGTTTGGAGAGTGCCGGGCTTTTAAAGAATGAATATTCATTAACGGGTGATTAGCATTCTTACGTCCAATGACAATTACTAATCCACACTTACGCATGGCCCCTTTAAAACCAGCAATCTCCTTACTTGTATAGTTTAGCCGCATGTCGGTCAATTGATGAAGAATTATTAAAGCAAAAGCTTTCCTTCCTCCCAATAAACCAGACGTTAATTTAAATAACGCTAATAAAATACTTTCATACATCTCCCAATTGGATTTTGTTTCATTATCTGCCTTCATGAATTCTAACTGATCGATTACAATTTCGTCAGGCCAGAAATCATTTTCCTCGCAATATTTAAGTAGTAATTCATTTAACGTTGAGGGAGCTAGAGGTGTTACATCTCGAAGATCGAAAATTCGTAAATTATTGATTAAAGCGTTATGTAAATCACTATCTAGTTCATCAAGCTTTCTTTGTAAAAACTCTTGTTCTACCACCCCTCGATAAAGGTTGGTATAAGATATCTGTAAAACGTTGGCGTAAAATCTCTGTGTCACATTAATGGCAGGTTCTTCCAGACTTAAATATAGTACTTTTTTACCAGATGTAGCTGCATTTTTACTGAATACAGTAGCAGCGGTTGTCTTACCCCCTCCAGAAGCTGCCATAACTAACGCCATCTCTTGTACACCAAATCCTTGAATGATTGCGTCGATTCTAGTCAGCCCTGTAGGAATGAAGTCAATGTGGCTACGCCTGACAATACTTTCAAATGGGTTGATGACTTGAACATGTTCATGAGCATCCGAAATAGTAATGTCATCTACCAATTTTGCATATTCTTTGGCTAATGTATCTAAATCGGATTTATGTGTCATCTGCAACCGTTGTCCACGTTTCAATTTAAAGAAACTAGGAAGATTACTGACTACATATTCCGAACTTAATTCAGTGTTATATATCTGAGCAATGAATTCTGTTAATTGACCAATATCTGTACCAGTAAACTTATTATCATTTAATCTTGTACCTACCGCATTAATAAATACATCGTAGGCAATCGGTGAATTATTTATTTCCAGAACAATGCCAACAAATTCACGATAAACTCGAATACCTGTTACTGGGTCACCAAAATCATCAACACTAATTTTTAAATCTTTGGCTTTTTGAAAAGTTGCGCGATCCATTATTAGATGTTTGATAACTATTTCAATAAACTCTGGAGAATCAATTGTTAGCATAATCTTGATAAGTCGAACTTTTTTTCTTTAAGAAAATGTAACAACGCTTCATCGATTGGAAATACCTTTGACTTATATTTATCGATTACTTCTTGTACAGGTTCTTTGGTGATTAGAATACGAAACCAATTTTTCAGATTTACATAATCCTTCATTAACGCCTGTTCAACTGTAAGGCCAGATTGTATCAGATTACGTAGATAGGATAATTGTGTTTGGTATAAATCTTCGTAAGCAATGGGTGTTTCATTAATGCAATTCTTTTGTACATATTCTCTATATTTACTCTCTGCATATTGGGTATGAAGAAATGAAGATTGAAAATGATCAATGTTCTTAATATTATTAAACTGAGCTTTGACGAACAATACAGGATCAGCATCAATACGGTAGCAAATTTCTGCCGCTTTTTCAAACGCAGTAATATCTTTACTACCGTATTTATACCAGGGTAATAACTTTCTGGCTTCTTCCTTAAAAGATTCGGCAATACTTTCTTTTAATCCATTAAAAACATGAATATCCATTATTGCGGAATAGTTGGACAATCTGAATAATTAGGATTATGAATTAGTGGATTTACCTCACCAAAAGATAATTCTGCTTTAGTTACAACCGGTACTGTATAAAACTCGTAATTTGTATCTAGCTTAACAATCATGTTATGTCCAATTGCTTGATCAGGTTGTTTATCAAAACTTCTTTGATAAATAATATGGTCTTTCTTATCATCAGGTAGCTTATCCCTTAATACACTATCCCATATAAATATGTCATTATGTTCATATTTTTTACCATCAATAAAATAACTAAATTTGCTTTCATGTTTAGTTTCAATAACTTCCAAATTTTCTTTCTTTACTACTTCTTCAAAAGTAATAGGGTCTAGTATCTTTGGAACCGAAGACTGTTCAATAATCGGTTCATCCACAACCTTCGCTACTTGCCCTTCTTTGATATCTGAAGCTGCGATATATATGATTGTATTATTCGATGAACAATTTTTCAGTTCATTCAACAATCGGTTATTTTCTTTGATAAGTTCATAAATAATAATACTTAGTTCAATTCCAGTAAGCCCTTTTTGTTTTACCAGGTTTTTAGCATTCCGGTAAATGAAATGATTATTAACGGCCCATTTATGGAAGTTATCTAGGTCATCATAAATTTCATAATCTGGTTTGTCTAGATTGATACTTGGAAATTCTGGTTCGTTCATAATTTGCTTTCTATAATTTTCTGTACTTGTTTGTGAGTTAGTTCGTCAGGACTTTTAACTCCATAATCTTCTGGATTAATGTTTATTGTTTCTCGCCCATTAAACCGAAGTTGTGTTAAGTGGATATCCGCTTCTTCTTGTGCATCGGAATCGAGGAAGAATATAATTCGCTTCCAGTTGTTTTGCAACAACTGTATTTGCTGTGAAGATATTCCCTTACCCAACGTCGCCACACCTGCTGAAGGATGTTTCCACGATTTTTTTATGCCCTCAAAAGTTACGACGTATTCTGATTTTTTTGCATTATCAAAGTTGTATAAATAATTTCCTTTATTAAATACATGAAAATATTTCATTTTTTTGAATCGTTCACCATTAGGTGTACCGGGTATAAACCTACACTGCCATCCAACCAATTCTTGATTAAAGAAAACGGGAAATACGAGGCTGTCAAATGGTCGAATGATTGTTGGTTTGTCTTCACCTTTATCAAACTTTATTTCTTTTTCACAACCCTCAGGAATAAAGTAGACCCAGTACTTTTCGAATAATTCATCAAAGTTATAAAAATGATCTTTTTTCAGAAATTCAATAGCTGGATGATTAATGGCTAGTTTATTAATCGGTATAGCTGTAGAAAATGGAAACTCACGCGCTTGAGGATGTTCATAGTTTTCATAGTCGTCAGTCTTACCTGTGAATTCTATTTTCTCACCCAATAGATCATCCAGGAAAATATACTCATTACATATAAAACAATGGCTGCTACTTACATTCGGATGTACGTATCTCCTCATTTTTTTACCGTGTGCTACATCACAAGTTAAACAGTTGATGCGCATCCATCCCTGATTACCCTCTCGGTATTTAAACCCTTTTTGTCTTAATAATGCTTTGAATTCCTTGGATGATCCAATATTCACAATTATTAAAGGTTAGTCTGCCCGTAAAATACGAAGAAAATAATGCCTATCAGACACAAGGCACAAACGAAGACAATTAAATCGGTTCTGCCTGTATAATACAAATGATCTTTTTCCATAATTTTTTAAGCTCCATCAATCGGATTATAAATATTCCAATCAATATCTTGCACTTTATTCACGATTACTACTTTCCATCCTTGAGACAGATAATGTTCTTTTCGTTTTTCTGACATATTTAATAACGCCTCGTCATGTTCATCCCAAAAATCAATAACGTTAAAATGATGTTTTGGGGGTACATTCAAGGCTAATCGTCGATCTTCTGTTAGTACACGGCTTCCTCGTAATGCTTCCTGCAGTACTTCAATTACACTCGAACCACCTGTGGCCTGAATGACTACACGACAATTTGGATTATCAAAACCTGCTCGTAAAACATCCGAAGAACAAAGGAATTGTACTTCGTTGTCCACAAACTGTTGAATATTCCTGGATTGCTCTTTTGGTGTCAATGCCAGTTCTTTAATTTCAGACTTATTAGAATTACGATGAATAATTTTTGTTTCAGGAGGTAAAAAGGTTATCAAATTCTTTAAATGATTTTTTACCTGATCGATGAAAATCAATGTCTGCCGACTTTCTGGAATTACCTTACAAACATCTCCAATCAGTTTATTACGAACGGTATTTTTCAGGATACCTTCTCGTAATTTCTTTTCCATGCTTCCTCCAATAGGCATCTGCTTACCTGCAGGTACTTTGATAAAGTAAACTACACATGGAACAACCGCACCCATTTTAATGGCTTCTGGATAATTAATAGTAATTAAAGGCTCTCCAAAAAACCCTTTCAATACTTTATCTGCTTTCGAAAACAAACCTTGATCAGTGGCAGTATAACCAAATATTCGTATTGGCTCAATCCCTCCAATGATTTCTTGAATTTTGTCACCCGCTGTTCCTTGAAGTTCATCAATCAATAATAGCTGTGTTTTTTCTAACGAACAATTTTTCAAAGATGAAAATGTAGTTATAGTAACATCGTTACTTACATCGTTAGCTCCCCCACCGATACGACCAACATGCTTGTGAGGAAAAAGTTCTTTGAACAGTTTATAAAGCTGCTCAACTACTTCTTTATAAGGAACAGCAACTACGGTATTTAATGAATTCCAAGCTGCGTATGTACTAGCTATACAACGACTTTTACCAAATCCTCCACAACCTTTAAACATTCCACTTTCAGATTTGCCTGCGTTTAAAAAGTTAATTAATGGAAGAATCTGGTAATCTCGTAATCCTACGTTTCTAACTGCCATCCAATCAATTTCCGGCATCGGTGTACGGCGGTCTTCAACTTTAGGTGTATCTAAATTCTTTTGGATTAGCTTTATGACTTTAGTATAAAACCCTCGAAGAGTAAATATACCCCCACTACCATCCAGAGAATATAACAATAATTTTTGATAATCGTCTACTTTCTGCCAATTCTGTGTTTTGAATGAACGTTTAGTGTATTGTAAATAACTAAGTAAATAAGGGGGAGCAGGGGTTATCCATAATCCTTTGTCTCCCCTTATTATGTTAATTTCCATTTTTTGAAGATTGTTCGATTATTTCATGATAAACCCTAAAAGAATCACTTGAATATTTTCGCCAATGCTCTCTACCTGGGATATCCCCACTCAAGCACATTTCCGAAATATTATAGTAATATTCTTTTGCTAAAGACAAGGCATCCAATGTAACTGCGAGATCACTATCTGTCAAGATTACGTTAACGCTTTTAATGTCGTTACTCATTACTCTTATAACATAGGTTACTGTTTAACGCTCCTGGCAATTTACATGTATTTAAATACCAAAGTAGTGACTTGGCAAGCTCATCAGCAGGTAATCGGAGAATCTCTTTATATAAATCGCTATATTCCCAATTTTTGAAATTCACGGATACTAAGCCCAGACTTATCTCTTTATTGACCCACTTTTCCAGTTTACTAATATTATTAATGTTTTTCATATATCTCTACTATATCTACCACTGTTTCAAATATTCTACTCCACTTCGTCATGAATCCTTCAGGCTTATTCGGTTTAGGTTGCTCCGATAATTCTGCAATTTTCTTTACACCTTTACTTGTCGCTCGTAACTTTTTGACTAGATTTTTATTCATACTCCTTGTCCAAGTCTATAACATGGTCAACAACATCTGCCAACTTTTCAGAATGATCGATAATGAACACTTGTTCGAATTGATTTCTAGGAAATTGCCGAATCATATCAAAATATATTTCTTGATTGATTTTGTGTAATCCAGTAGAACCTTCATCGATGATTATGAAACTGAAGTTCTGCGCAAAAAGTTGTAGCAACGCCAGTCGTAAACACAACCCGATAATCATGGCTTGCCCTCCCGAAACAATAGGAAGCCTATGTCCTTCGACATTAATTACATCAATACCAAAATCGTCATTAACATTTGCCGTATAAGGAATATTGAACTTTACCAAATTTTGAAGTAAGTAATCTGTAACAACATATGAGTATTTTTGAATGACCTTTTTCGCAAACTGATTAGCGTGAAAGGCATCGTACAAAGCAAGTAACGATTTTTCTAAAATATTCCGTTGTTGATTTCGTTTAATATTCGTTTCCGAATTTACAATACGTTGATTGAGATTACTAATCTCTGCATTCAATACAGAAACGGCTTTATCAATCTCCTGTTTTTCAAGTATCTTTACTTTATATACCGAAGCGTCATAACTAGCTTGTTGCAATAGCTTATGTAACTCTTCTTTACCCAAACTTGTAAATTCAGTATTTAAACTATTTCTAAGGGCCTCGCTGGCTTTAATATCTTGTTCAATTAACATAATGTTATGTACAAAAATATTAATATCCTTCGATAGCTTATCTAGTTTACTATAAGCAGCAATATACAGTTGATGTGAACTTTCGTCATATTCAACATGAGTATATTTCAATAACTCAGTTTGAATAAACTGATAATTATTAGACAGTTTATCATATGTTTCTTTATGCTTAAGATAAGGAGTGATCTTGTCCCTCTGCAAAGTTAAATCGATATTTGAACGAAGAACCACATCTTGGTAACCTGCTAACTCTTCACGAAGGATCTTTATCAGATTCGCGATTACATGAATATCCTGCCCACACGTTGGACAGACTGCTTTATCCGTTAATGAGGAATATTTACGTAACTTAGCATTTGCCTCAACAATATTCTTCTCCGCTAAATTTATTGTTGTGTGGAGGGCTTCAATTTGAATTCTTAACGCATTAATATTCTCATTAATATTGTTAATATCAAATTCTTTTAGTCTTTTTTCAACATCAGCAGATTGATTACTTAATGCATTACGGCTCTCCATTCGAATTTTACATTCTTCGAATTTCGCCAACTGTTCGGAAAGTTGGCTTAAACTAAACGGTGCGTTCTTTAGTTCTGCTTCAAACCCTTCTTTGATCTTTTGCTCGCTGTTTAATTTATTGAGTAACTGCGTGAGCTTAAGATTAATCTCTTCTTGCTTAACAATATTAGCCAAAGTGAATTGAATATCCCGAATTTGATTTTCCAAAACACGATAACCATCCAATGTTACAAGCGTATAATCAGCAGATTTGATCTTCTGTAATACAAGACTCTCGTTTTTGATAAGCAATTCTGCCTCGATTGCCTGTACATCGTCCACAGGAAAAGGAGGAGGAAGCGTTTTGATATAATCCTTCCAGATGATATCTCGTAACTTCTCGGTATTGGGTACAAGAAATATCTTTTGAAAGATACTCGTTCGTTCTGCTTTACTTCCTAGAAATAATTTAGGAATCTCTCCCTGTCTGGCAATAATGATATTATTGAATATCTCAGAATTAATGTTTAGTAGCTTGTCCCAGAATTCTTTGACTTCACTAGATTTCTTATATTCCTTACCTGCATATTTTAAAATGACCTTAGACGTGTCTAAATGCCTTTCTAAGTAAACTTCCTTACCTTCGTGTGTGAACTTACCAGAGACATAACCTGTCACCTCCCCGACAGTTATAGCCTCCTCTTTGGTGCCTTCAATGTCACCTGTACATAAAAAGGATATACCTTCAACAATTCTTGATTTTCCTTTACCGTTTGATCCAATAATACCAATAATCCCTTTTGAAAAATCAAAACATCTATTTTTAAAGACTCGAAAATTCTTAAAATAAAGTTTTTCTAGAATCATTTTTTTATTTAATTGTTTTACCCAATGAAGGCAATGATTGAATAGTCGATTCGATAATATTACGCACAGTAGCTTCAATTCGATTAACAAATTCGGGAGATACTCTGGTAAACTCATGATGCCGTTTTTGGGCTAATTCTAACGCCAGCTGTTTTACAGCCTTCTTATTTAATAGACTCATTCTAACTCCTTGATTTTCTGGTAATCGTTTACAATTTCGTCATGAGATGCCTTTACCCAAAAATACCGTAAAATATTCTTAACATCTGATTCGGTGAGTCTTGCAGCCTGATGTTCAATAATATATTCTATCATTTCATCACGGTCTAATTCAAAACAGGTAGATATATCCATTTTAACTTAACCAATTATATTTTGTTACCAATCCCGCGATAAGAAACAGCAAGACCATACCAATCGCAAAAAGTTCAATTTTATTCATTTTTATTACAATCCTTACATAAACATCTTAACCAATTTGTCCCTACAATTTTTCCGTCTCTGCCACAACTTTCACAAGTTATGCTAGATAGACGTTCCGCGAAATTCACTAATCCACAAATAAACTCATCACCTCCGTAATAGTAAAAACGCAATCCACCAAATTTTTCTTTTACTTGTTGGGCTACTACTTGTTTTACGGCTTCTGGTTCTTCTCCGAGAATAATAGAAGAATCAATTATCGCATTTGAAATTCTTTTTTCTTTTTCCTCTTCTGTACTGACGTATTTATAATAATTTTCCAAATATTCTTGAAAAGTATTATTTTTCTGCATTTCTGCAATTTTACGTTTTCGCTGTAAATAGGAGTAACGATTTTCTCTTGAATATTTAATATGGCTTTGAATACCTTCACACAATAGGTCTAAAATTCTAAACCACCCATCATTATGCTCAAAACCCCGATACATACATGAATACCGTTCAGTAGCATAACAGTATTTAAATATTTTAGGATATTTTTCACATAATTGCTTTTCAAGTTCAGGACGCATAATCGTCGCCCCTATCTTCATCAAAATCACTGGTTATTACAATATAATCTCCAATTTGAAAATCGCCATTACCTTGAGCTAAAACGACTCCACCTTCAATAATTTGAACTAGATTATAGCATGTAAAATCACTAATACTCCTGACTAATTCTTCTGGAATAACTGATAGAAGACCGGCATCTACAGGCAGATATCCAATAGTTTTTCCATTCCTGTCGATCAATGGATAACGTCCATCTCCATAACAAGTGTTACAAATAAATACTACATGACTATCAATTGTTACGAATAAACCCTCTTCTTTTATATCAACACCCTGATCCTCGTATTCAAAAAGGATGCTACAAAACGTATCCCAAAAACCAGGAATACCTCCAAAAACATAACAAGGGTCCGTGATAACTACATTACCTTCAAACTTATACTTAGTAATATTTAATTTTTCAATTTTCATTTCGCTTTTCCACAATACGGACAATACCCTGTTCCATACGCATTAAAATTTAAAGTTGTCTTACAATCCGGACAAATTCCTAAAAGAACAATAATTAACTTTCTGAACCAATAACGACTACGACAATACACTTTTCTAAAAATCATAAATAATTAGCTTTAAACTTATTCAAAACATCTTTAGTTGTACCTGAATTCAAACTATCTAGACATTCAATACCTAGCTGATAATTTTCATCTGTAAAAGTTCCTGACTCTACTAACGTAGCCTTAAAGATATCAGAAAGATTATTGTTAGTTATTTCCGAACGAATATTCACGTTTTCAATAACTTGGTTATTCTCCTTCAATAATGTGGTTTTAACAATGGCATGTTCATAAAGAAATACAAATTCAGGCAACTTGTTAAACATTCCTTTACTGTATTTTAAGATATATACAGGACGTTTACCTGTAGTACTTAAACTATGTTGAAGTTCTTTAATTTCTTTATTTTTGAAACTCTGTTTGTCTTTTTCAAATTCCTTATAGCTATCATCTGTAAGATCGAAATAATGAAAGTTACGAATCAATGGATATTCAATAAAGTTTAGTTTATTACCATTCCAATGAATATATCGTTTTTGATTAATCTCGTCTAACTTGGTTACACCTAGAGAGCCACAATAACCTAGAAACTGTCCACTCGATAAATACTTATAAGCTCCTGAATGAATATCCCCTGCAATAATACCTTTAAGAGTAGGATGATTAATGACAGTTTCTTCCCAGTTAATATGTAATGTTTTTTTCTCTTCGCAATAACCAAACAACAGTGGTTCTTGGTAATGTAAGAATATAAATTCAACAATATCTTTTTTTAGGTTTAGCTGTTCGGTTAGTTTTTGCAAAACTGCTTCAGAATTATCGCTATAGTCTACTCCTACAAATGTAGACTCAATATTTACAGATTCAAAATCACAGATGTTTTCCCAGTCCTTATTATCAATTTGTTTTGAATGATCGCCTGAGATAGCTACAGGAGTTATGTTATTTGATTTAAGTTTTTTATTTAGTGTCTTAACAAAATCTATTGAATAGGCAGTGGGTTTATTTGTGTCGAATAAATCTCCACAAGAAATAAAATATTTAACCTTTAACTGTATGGCCTTCAATACAGCTAATTCAAGATAGTCGTAAAGGTCTTTCTTAAGCTCTTCATTGTTAAGTAGTGCTCTCTCTAAATGTACATCGGATACAACTAAAAAACTATTTGTCATATTACTCCTCTTCGAATTAAGTCATTAATATACTTTTCTTCCATTTCTAGAACTTCACTTCGAATATCACTAAAAAATTGCTTACCATCATAATTGATAGTCGCAACCCATGTCTGAAGGTTATTATCGAATTCTATTGTAGAAGCGCGTTCCACAGTAGCATTACCAGCTTTCGATTTTAATTTATCTACAAGATTCGAATGCAGAGCTTTGATTGTACCGGAAGAATTTATAAATATGCTTTTATAATTCTTGATGAAGCTCATTTATTGTTTCTTCTTCGTATTCATCTGTATACAAACGAGTATTCTCTTTTGCACCACCTAAAAACTTCTCCAACCGAGATGTCGCTTCTGCACAAGTAGGCCCAAACCCTTGTACATCCCCTATGGAAATATCTCCATTTTTTGCAATTTTAACTTTATAAGATTGTTTTGACATATTATTCACTAATTTTTAATACTTTAGCAGGTATATTAATACTTACATGACTAGGGTTAATTACATCGATAAACGCAGCATCATGATCAGCACTAAGTTGAGGCTTTAATACTTTATTCGTAGAAACTCTAAGTAACGTACAGCCACTCTCATCATCCACATAAATATTATTACCTACAATTCGCAATTGACTAACTTTAATATTCATCTTTTATATATTCATAATTGGTATCAAAATCAATTTTATCCAATCGTGAAGCATCAAATCGTATTTTTGCTTTATGTACTCTATCTGTATTGCCTTTGTAAATATAAATCAATACAGCTGTTGCAATATCACCTGATTCAAAAATAATTTTATCTTCCGGAACCAACAATCGGTCAGATGGTGGTTCATCTAGCCCAATAAAATAGTCATGGAGAAATTTACGTATCACTGCTTTACTTTGCATAAATTACTTAGTTAAGACAAAATTCAATAATTCCTTCATCCGTAGTATTGATTTCGTATTCCAATTCCTCTTCTTCAAAATATGCCTTGGTCAATTCAAAACTATATCGTTGTTTCAAACTATCCAGATTTTCACCAAGTTGTTGCGCAATTGAAGAATCATAAAAATCCCCATAAATTTTATATTCACCATCAATAAGGTTGATACCCAAATCGTAACCATCCTGAGGATTGACTGCTACGTAATCATAAATCGTTTCTCTAGCTGGATCATTACGATATGTACGTGCTTTAGTTTTTTCTACAATTCGCCAGCCGAAATTTTCCAATGATTTATCCAATAATTGGAAATTACTAATATTTGTTTTTATTTCAACGGTGTGACTCATTTTTTTATATTTTAATTTTTGTTAAATCTTTTGTAATAATCTCAACATATTCAATATTGAGTTTATCAAAAGCATCTTGAATACATAAAAGTATATCATATTTTGAATAAGTGGATATTTCATTATTCTCAAATGATTGCATTTTAATTAAATCATTTTCAACATTAATAATATCTCCCTTTATTACTTCACATAAAGGGAGATTATCAATCAGTACTACATCATTCTTATCATAGATTCGAAGGATGTCAAATTGGTTAGGGTAAGCACAGTCAACAGACATATCAGGATAATTTAATTTCAACTTGTTTATTATAAACCCTAGTAAAGCTTGCATCGTCCAACGCGCTATACATAGCTTCACTTACACATAACAATTTCTCTGAGGCTACCTCAAGCAATAACAAATTATTACCATCATTATTCTCCCTATCCGGATAAGATAAAGATATATAATAGTGCTCAGAATTACCATCAACTTGTTGATATATACCCGGTTCACTTAATACATCATTTAAATCAATAAAAGATTTATCTTCTTTTACAATAATTTCTATATTCATATTATATTTCCAATGCTCGAAGATATTCTCCAGTAATTGAAGATATATCTGAAGTATTTTCAGCTACAGTTTTAACATCTAACAAGAATTCTTTTAAAGCATTTCGGTCATCGACATTATCTTTACTTTTCAGATCTCGGTTTTCTGCAAGAAACGTCTGTACTTCTGTGATACGTTCTTCTAACACTTTGTCACCAAAGATATTCAATTTTTCAAAATCTTGTATCTTTTTTAACAACGTGTTCTTATTAACATCAGAAACAACGTCGCCTTTATTAATTTTATTAATAATTACAGCAAAAACACTATTTACACTTTCACGCAATTCTTTGATTGAGTTATCGACAAAATTGGTAATTTGTTCCAACTGTTTTGCAGCTTGTTGGTTATAATGTTCCTTGGCTTCGTTAACAGTGGCAGCAACTTGAGCTTCTTCTTCCAATAATACCCGAATATTAACCTCTTGTAGCTCGTTAGGCATATTAATACGGAATTCGGAATATTCGAAATTAAACTTTCCACGTATCTCATTTACTGATGGGTATGCCGGTCGTAGAACATCTGCATATTCTGGATAAGCCGCAAGTGCTTCTGTTTTATATTGCTCGTAATTCTCTACAAACGAATCAACAAGAATATTAAATTCTTCCTTATAGGTCTCTAATTGTTTACGTACCTCTTCCAGATTATGAAAAGCTACAAAATGTGCTTCCGCAATAGGAAAGCGATTACTCATTCGCTTAAGATACAATCTAGCACGTTGTTCAATTTGAGCAAATTGATTAAACAATACTGGTTTAACCAGCATCTTTTTGCCAAGTTTAATAATATCTGGGACTTTTTCAATTTCCAGGTCCGATTCTTTTAATGAAGTAGACATACTCCACCTTGAAATATGAATAGATATTAGTACACCTGTACTAAACAACTTATCATAGTAACGATCAAGAACTCGGATTTGATTGTGATTTTCCAATTCCTCAACTAATTGTTGCCCTCGTTGGTTTACAGGGGTGTCCAGAACCTCTGTAACACTTATTGATTCTTCCGATTGTTCCAATATATCAATATTAGAATCCACTAACTCTTCGATAACTTTCTTATGTCTTCCCATATTTATTTAACCTCAATTAATTCACCTTTGTTATTCAATGTATACCAAGTATTAGCTTTAATACCATCTTCTCCTGCATAACCGACAACTATACGATTACGGTTACCGTCATCCCAAACCAAAGATAAGCAACCATTTTCTCCGACTTTTGTTTTTCCATACAATCCTGCCACAACTGCAATAGTATCTTTACCAACAGCTGCTGCTGTGCTGTAATATCCTGAACTCGCTGCTTTGCTGGAATTACCTGAACTCTCTGCTTTGCTGTAATCTCCTGAACTCGCTGCTGTGCTGTAATCTCCTGAACTCGCTGCTGTGCTGGAATCTCCTGAACTCGCTGCTTTGCTGTAATCTCCTGAACTCGCTGCTGTGCTGTAATCTCCTGAACTCGCTGCTTTGCTGGAATTACCTGAACTCACTGCTGTGCTGGAATCTCCTGAACTCGCTGCTTTGCTGGAATCTCCTGAACTCGCTGTTTTGCTGTAATATCCTGAACTCACTGCTTTGCTGGAATATCCTGAACTCGCTGCTTTGCTGTAATCTCCTGAACTCGCTGTTTTGCTGGAATTACCTGAACTCACTGCTTTGCTGTAATCTCCTGAACTCGCTGCTGTGCTGGAATTACCTGAACTCGCTGCTTTGCTGTAATCTCCTGAACTCGCTGCTGTGCTGTAATATCCTGAACTCGCTGCTTTGCTGTAATCTCCTGAACTCGCTGTTTTGCTGGAATCTCCTGAACTCGCTGCTGTGCTGGAATTACCTGAACTCACTGCTTTGCTGTAATCTCCTGAACTCGCTGCTGTGCTGGAATTACCTGAACTCGCTGCTTTGCTGTAATCTCCTGAACTCGCTGCTTTGCTGTAATCTCCTGAACTCGCTGCTTTGCTGTAATCTCCTGAACTCGCTGCTGTGCTGGAATCTCCTGAACTCGCTGCTGTGCTGGAATCTCCTGAACTCGCTGTTTTGCTGGAATCTCCTGAACTCGCTGCTGTGCTGGAATTACCTGAACTCACTGCTTTGCTGTAATCTCCTGAACTCGCTGCTTTGCTGTAATCTCCTGAACTCGCTGCTGTGCTGTAATATCCTGAACTCGCTGCTTTGCTGTAATCTCCTGAACTCGCTGTTTTGCTGGAATCAAGTTTTTTAACTTTTAAAATTAAATCGTTAACCTGTTTATCAATTTTTGTTTTATTGCAAAACAAGCGAGCAATTAATTCTGGTGTTGCGTCGTTTAATTCCCAAACTTTATTCAATACATCTGAATACTGTGGTTCGGAAAAATAATCTAAGGCTACCTCCTTACCCTTTAAAGCGTTCATTAAACTTGTATAATGTGACGTAATGGAAGAAACTTGGTGTTGTGTTAATGTAGAAATATCATCGTTCTTAACAACATTTTCCAAAACGAAATCACCAATCCCATTCCATTCGCATTCAACAAATCTTTTTTGTTTATGAACACTATCGTTTTCTGTCCATTTAAACAATTCAACAGCCTTACTATGGCTATTACCAGGTTCATGGGCTATAACTCCATCACGTCTAACAACAATACTATGAAAATCACACATAATTTTAATATTCCAATTCAATAACTATTTCACCACTAGGTCTTGTCCATTCCAGATTACTGTACCTAACCAAATTTGCGCAGCGATATTCAATTTCAGCTTCTCTCGCTACGAATACAACGTCTTTATCAAGTATATCTTTGCGATTTTCCAATATTTGAATTATTAATTCTCTATAAGTCATAATTTTATAGATCAATATCTTTTTTAAAATCGTAAACAATAACATTGTCAGGTAATGATTCTTCCTGAAAATAACCTACTTCTATCAATGTATGCTGTGCTTTTTGCAGTACACGTGATTCTACATTTGTAGGATCTTTCACCTTTAAAACTAATGTATAGATATCAAACAAAGCATATAGCATTTCTGAATATTCACGACTTCTCAATTTTTCAAAATAACTCATATCTCCATACTTCTTAAAATAGTTTCCGAGTTTTCAATAATTTCACCATCTTTTCCAGCAATTTGTAACTTACCTTTTGCGGAATCTCTCATACTTTTTAAACGTTCTGGATACATCTCAGCGTTAGGCTTGAATCTTTTAATCTCTGCTAACAAATCTTCTTCTAATACTTCTCGGCTATCATGATAGAAAGCACGAAACAAAGCAGATTTGATTAGTTCTTCAATCTCCGAGCCAATATAATTGTTTGTTAATTTAGCTAATTTTTTTAAACTAAACTTTTCAGGATCACGATTATATTTTATCAATAGCTTTTTAAATATATCCTCACGTTCTTCTAAATCAGGCAGGTCTACCCAAAAAGCAGCATCGAATCGACCCGGACGTAATAAGGCAGGAGGTAGAATTAAATGATTGTTACAGGTACCGATAAAGAATGGTGCAGAATCATTCCCACGATCTGCCAAATACGTCAGAAACGCTCCAAGCATTCGTGAGCCTACACCCGAATCACCAATACCCGATGTAGCGTTTGAACTCAATGACTTTTCAATTTCATCAATCAAAACCACACATTTGCCTATCGATTCAATGGTCTGTAAGACTTGTCGTAAGTTGCGTTCAGAATCTCCTACATGAGAAGAAAACAACTTCCCAATATCCAATAAAAATAAAGGTACTTTAAATTCTGTAGAAATAGCACGAGCGGTAATGCTCTTACCACCACCAGGAATACCACAAAGAATTATACCACGAGGAGTACAAAGACCATATTCTTTTGCTTCTTTACTAAATGCCCGTTTTCTAAGATTGACCCAATTCTTTAGACCTTCAAATCCACCAATATTATCAAAACTAATGCCCGTTTCAATGTATTCTAATAAACTATTCTTTTTAATTTGAGTTATCTTTTCATTAAAAACAATCTTTATAAACTCGTCATTGAACTCACCCTTCGTACAAACAAAGGCAAAGGCCAAAGCAGACTCTACTTCGTTATTAGCCATACCTTTACAGGCTTCAATAACGTTCTCAATAAAATCTTCGTCTAATTTTGCTTCTGGTTTATTTTTGGCTTTTCTAGAAACGTTGGCACTGATTAATGTGTCATTAAACTTTTCACGTATTGCTTTTTTATCAGGTAACTCATATTCCACTATCTGAATTTCCTTTTCTAACTCCAAAGGGATATTGAAATTTGGAGAAATAAAAATCAAGGTGTTGCCATCTCTTCGTAAATAACTACTGAGATTACGTAAACACCGAATATAATCTTTTGATTTCATCTTACTATCCATCTCTAGATGGAAGTCAAGAAGAACGTAAGCACTTCGTTTTTCGTTACGGCCTGCTGAGTTAAGAAGAAATTCAAATAACTTATTTGGGTCATCCGTACCTTTAATTATATTGCCGTCTTTATTCAAGTCTACTAAACCAGTAATACAATCCCAGCGATAAAAGGTGCCGAACTTCTCACGTTTAGGCAATATCGTTAGTAGGTCATTGGTAACACGTTTTTCTTCATGTGTATTGATTACCAGCATTGGATAACTGGCTTTTGCGTAATTTAATATTTTATCGTTAAAATTCATAATTGTTTGTCAATAATATTTGCGATTTCTACAAATGATGTATCCTGATCGTTAAGTTCAACTAATAATTTACGAGTAGAAAGTGGATTGCCACATTTATAATCTACACTAGGGCAATTACTTTTAAGTCCTGCCCAATTTTTTACACTTTCAGAAAGAACCGAGAGAGTACCTTCAAATTCATAAACATTATAATAATCACTATTGTCATCTACTCGCGAATGTTTGTCTGTCCATTCCCGGTTATTAGATTTGATATATAAATCGGTCAATACGCCCAAACAACAATATTTATCATTAAATCTAAGCGTACCTTTTCCTTGCTTATATTTTCCAGACCTTAATGCATCTACCCACTTCTTCTTAATCTCTTGATTCATTTCTAGAGGCTTCTATAAAGTTTTGATAACCACTCATTTCAAAGTTTCTCCATCAAATGACTTATCATCGATATTAAAAAAATTTATTAAATTTAAATAAATATAATAACGAGGGCTAATTTTCCTTAAAGCAGCTTGTGCTAAAATATGTGATTTAGCTGATTTATTAGAATACTTATCGATATAGTCAACAATTGATTCCAAAGTATGCCTTGGAGACGAATTACCTATTCTTACAACACTACTATTAAATAATTTAATAGCTGTAGATGTGGAAGAATCAATAATCCCACCTATTTTATTTGGATCATTCTTTTTACATTTTGTAATCTTACCGTCAGCAGTTGGTTTTACAGTATCACCAGCTTGTAAAGCTTTTGGAGGTCTTCCCCTTTTTCTTTTAATTTCTTCCATATTATGATTGTTTTATCGAATTGGTTAATACTTCCAATTCTTCCTTCGTTAATTTCGATTTTGCTTGTTCAGCAATTTTTTCAAGCCTTAAATTTTCAGCATTATTCAAGCTCCACTCTTCCATTACGTTATAAATGGAATTAATATCTGCGTCTACAAAATCATCAGTTCTAACTTGCGTATACTCACCATCTCCTAAAATATTACGAAATTGAATAAGCCTTACATTATCTTTTGAAAAAAATGATGTAACTGCTATCTTGTTATCCAACGCATAACAAAACAAATCAAATAACTTAATCTTAAACTCTTCACTCATACGTTTACTTTAATAAATTCATCAGGGTTAATATACTTTTCAAAGGAATAAATATCACCTTTTCTAGAAGGCGACCAGAAATAACCCAAATTATGCCAAATAGCTACGTCGTGAAAAGCCTCATCAAATACCGAGAATCCATTTCCTTTAAAAAATGCGGGCAGTCGTCTTACACATTTATCAGAAGAAACAACATAAAAATATTCAGGTAGCTCATCTAATGTGATAAAACGCTTTTCTTTTGTTTTTTCCACTTTGATACGGTAATCATAATATGACCAATTCCATAACATTAAAGCAGTACTAGACCTAGACCAGCTACTCTCCTTTGTAAGTATATCTATGTATTCAATAATTTTTCCATCCAACGCTGCTTGCATTACTTCAATTTTTTCTTTTAACGTTTTCATACTAATTCGAAATCCTTTATGGATTGTGTAACTGCTTGGTTATAATAAGGATAGTAAACAGTTATTTCGTGGTTATTCATATCCACGTCTTCTACTATTCCTTCCTGCCCATAATAATTATTAAAATCTAAATCTTTAAATAAATATTTTTGGGAATTAATTACTCGATCCCCCTTCTTTATTCGGGGGTATCGCGTTCTGGATCGTTTCATCAATTGGGATTTCTGGATCGGGTAACAAGGTCAATGACTTTAACGCTGAAGGTTGGAAGGTTGTGGTTGGAGCCAGTTTTGGCTTTTTAATTTTTGGTGTATAATATTTTAATGTTTTTGAGTTCATGATTTAAGTATGAGTTGTGATTCTCTAATTTTATTATTCTCTTTAATAATACTTCGGTCGATTAAACTTTTTTTAACATGCGTGGCGTGCTTTAACGGTTGTCAGTTAGCTAAACTCCAACATTCTTTACAATTCATAACTGTTATCATAGTATGTAACGTACATGGAATTTTCGTTAGATCAAATTAAAAGCTTTCTGGATAGCTCAAATACTGCTACGAGATTTGCAGCTAAACAACTTTTATTTCACAAACTTCCTGTTTCTTTTTTTGTAGAAAACTATTTATATGATAATGAAAACAGGCAGCAAAGTTTAGAATTGTTCCCAATGTTTCGGTCTTTGTACGATAACATACCAGATAGATTAATTTTAAAATGCAGTAGAAAAACTTTAAAAAGCAGTTGTTTAAGCAATATATTATGTATCAATATGATACGTAATAATAACTACCGTCAGTTATATTGTGGTAATTTAGATTCTACCGCTAAAGCGTTTAGTAATAATTATTTTGTACCGAGATTCAACTCTCCTAAAATTAAGCAGTTAGTTCCTAAAGGATTCATTAAAGAGGATGTTTATGAAAAAATATTAGAAGCCACAAATTCTTCTATTTTATTCAGATTCTTCTCCGAAGATGCATCTCGTATACGCGGGCCATCTACGTTTGAAAATGCATATGACGAAACACAGGAGATGGCATTAGAACAAATAGATATTGCTAACGAAACGATGTCTATTTTACCTACTAAACGAGAACGTTATGCGGGTACTCCATTATCGACTTCTAATACTCTACATATTTTGTGGAAACGTTCTAATCAATCAGAATGGATGACAAAATGTGGTTGTGGGCATTGGAATTGGTTAGGTGAAGGTAATGACCCATTATCAATGTTACAAGAAAAAGGTTATTGTTGTTCTAAATGTAGTAGAATATTAAATACTTTGAATGGTGAATGGGTAGCCTTTAATCCTTCTGAAAAGGAGTTTATAGGGTTTCATCTCGCTCAACCAATGCTTCCATACTTTGCGCAAGACGAACGACAATGGAAAAAAATATATCATAAAGTACAGACATTAAACGAAATGACATTGTTTAATGAGGTACTGGGACTTGCTTACAATGCTGCGAGTACTAGACCTATTACTTTAGAAGAATTACAAGGGGCGTGCGTTTTAGGGCCAATGTACCATAGTGAAGATAAGAATAGACTTATCATTTTAGAAAACAATAAGCGCAGTTATTTTTCCCACCACAATGGTACCGATTGGGGAGTGAATATGAAAACCAGTAGAACGGTTACTGTGCAAGGAGCTATGACGCCTAATGGAGTATTTCATATATATTACATGAAGCAGTTTAAGAACTACGAATATCAACAACATATTCAAGAAATTGCAAGCATGGCTACCTCAGTGAATGCAAAATGCGCTTGTGATAGTGGTCCAGACGCAGCTAGAGGAGTATTATTAGCTGAAATGGTAGGTGGTCCTACTAAATGTAATCTTGTCAGATACGAACATGGAAAGTTAATACAACACTATGATTGGATACCAGGGACTCCCTGGCAAACCGGAAGGTGGTGTTTGCACCGATCAGATGTACTAGGTTGGTGCTTACGAATGATCAAACAAAAAAAGATTCTATTCCCAAGATGGGAAGATGTTTCGGGTTATATGCAGGATATACTAAATGTATTTACTGAGATACATGAAGGTACATGCAGGCAAGAAATATTCTATCGTCATTTACCTGACGAACCTGATGATTTCCTTCATGCCATCACTTTTGCTGCTGCTTCCGCTTTCTGTGAAGTAGGTGGAAGCGAACTCACAGGAGCATCGTCATCTGCGAGCAGTGGGACTATAATTTATTAATCATTATTTATTCTCCAATACTGTTAACCATGCAGAAGTATGGCCATACTTCTTACCATGTTTCAACATCCAGTTAATTAGACTATCTGCGTTACCATTAGCCCTTGTAGCAACCCAACTAGTCAGCACATGAGAGGAATTACAATCTTTAGGAATATAATAAGTACTTCCCCAGCTATAATTTTCAATCTTTTCACTCCAATCATAGAAAACTGTCGCAACAAATGGAATATCATGTTCTTTGCATTTGTTAACAGCTTCTAATAATAAAGGAGCAATTTCCTTATCGTATATCTCTTCTTTACTCATAATCTAAATGCAATCTTTGTGAGTATTATTAATACTCCGATGATTTCTAACCCTGCAATAGCCAGTAATGTATAAATTGTGATTATTTTACTTTTTGATAATTTTCGTTTTCTCATAATTTTATTAACTAATGACTGGCGACTATTTATAATCGCCAGAGAATTAATCAATGTTAATTACATGCTAATTCTATCTGAGTACTTCGGATACTGTGTTCGTTGATTCGTTTACTTGAATAACAGGCAAACGGCTTATATTTGTTTAGTATTGTATACATTTCTTTGTTATCAGTTTTTTGTTTTACGGTTTTTACTTCTTTGTACTTTACGCCGAATTCACGCACAGCCTTCATTGACGATACGTAAATATCGTAACGATTTGGTCCTTTGATTTTACTGCCGCAATCGGAAACAATAAATACACCCATATCTTGAATATATATCTTTTCTCCCAATTGGTGATACCGTAAATCAGCCGCACATTGACCTACTTCTAATCGTTGACTCTGGCAATTTAAGGCTCCATATGGTTGACTGTCCCTTTCATTTTCGTTGTAAGCAGTCAGTTTGGCAATTTCGCCAAACGAAGATACTGCTGTGATTAATAATAATACACTCGCTATCGCGAATGTTTTCAACTTTCCCATTTTGTCTCCTTTGTTTTAGGGTTCCATTTTACCAACATATTCGATCACATAATTGATATGATAATCGAATAATTCCTGTAAAGCTTGATTCTTGTCCGTGTCATCCGAAGGATTACATTTTGGTAGAATCGCCGAAGAAAACAATTCGGGAGCTTTACTAAAACCAAAATCATAGAAAATTTTACCAACGTATAAATTAATATCGGATGAAAACTCTAGAGCTTCATGTCTTATTAAATAATATTCAGCCAAAGATTTGATAATTTCTTCTATCTGTAAAGGAGAAACTATATCACCATCGGCAGGAACATTAGAAAGAATATGCCCACATGTCTCGTAGACATTCCAATTCGTCGCGAAATTATTAGATGTTAATACTTCTATCGCTGCATTTAATTTATCGACTTGTAAATCTTCCAAGGTTATAGCGTAATCCCGTTCAATTTCATCCCTAATCAATTGGTTGTCCCATTCCAAAGCTTCGGGGCCGTAATTACGTAGAAAAGCTATTAACAACGCAATTGGAGGAGCATTGATATCTGTATATATTTGAGCAGTAAGCATTAATTAATTTTAGTTATTAAAATGATGATTGTCTAGTTTACTGTTGATTCATTCAAACTAAGACCACTAGGCAAATCAGGTAACTCTCTCCAATATATAGGATCTTCTCCTGAGTCCGTATAACGGGTGTTATCAGGTGTCACCCATCCTTTATAAGATGGATCACATTGACCTGTCATAAATTCAAATGGAGTGGAGTAATGTCCACTATCACGCACGGTTAGAACCCATTTTTTAAGGTCAGGTAATTTTACTTTAACGCTTATCCACCCGTATTGAATGTCAGTCATTTACACTTCTCCTCTTCCATCAGCCCTTCGCCTTCGGTGATGGTAATTTCCTTAACGGCGGTTACTTTATAACCAGGAAATGAAAATTTCAAAGCTTCTTCTCGTGAAGCATATGGTCCGTGGATTTCAATATTTCCTAATCCCCTACCAATAATCTCGATAATCCAACAAGTTCGCTTCACCGGCTCTTTTTTGAGTAGAAATAAATCTAACGTGCTTTCAACATTCTTCCAAAGAATCCCTTCCTCAGATACAAACTTGGGCGAGATTTCATTTTCAGGTAAAAAAACAACACGAAAATATTCTAGGGCTTTAGTAAAATGTGCCATTTGCATGACCTTCCCTCCATCTCTAGTCCTCACCCATTCAGGATGTTTGAGGACTTCTTCAAGTGGCTCGTCTGTGAAGGGGCGCAGACCGTATGGTATATCTTTTAATTTATTTTTGTTCATATCAATTCTCGTCTTCAATTCCTAATAAAGCACGTACAACTTCTTCATGTTCTCCCCAATTATCGAAACGCTCATGACCCATGCAATTATCTCCTGAATCTCTTTGAGGGGCTATTCCCGATCCCTTGCATACACAGCATTTCCGAGTTTTCCATTTTCCTCCACAGGTTGGACAAAGTTTGCTGCTCATTGAGGTGGAGTAACCGGAGCTATTTTCTTCGTTCATAGTTATAACCATTCCTGAAATTGGCTCTGCATATTTGAATAAAACAATTTTTTAAACCCTAACTTTTGTAATAATGAAGCACAACCTGAACACGGCTTACTATTATTCAACTTTCCATTTCGATCAATACGAATATTTACAAAAGTAATATCCGAACAATCTTCTCTACCATATTTTAATACACACGACATTTCACTATGCGTACCAGTGGTGTTACCAATATGTACATTTTGACGGTTTACATACCTATATTTTAAGTTCTTAGTATTAGTTTTTGAAGAGTTGACTCCAATCGAAACAACTCTGTTTTTTCGTAACATGAATGTTACATGGTGATTCCGAATATCTTCTCTAGGATTTGGAGCCAACGCCCTGGCGATTTCCACAAGTTTATTAAATTTCGAGTGCCCGTTCATCTTTTAGATATATATTTTTATCGGTTTTTATAGGTATAGAATTTTCAGCTTGTTCAGGAATTTCTTGTAATGTAGACATTAACTTTTTATAAATACTGGCAACCTGCTTTTGAGTAAGTCCCAGACTTACCGAATCGGCTATATTCGCTCGACTAAATGCACCAAAATTAGAATATTGGCGTAAATTGCTGGCTAACCCTGTCCCTGTGTATGCAATGGTTGTTTGATCTTTATCTAACCCTTGGTCTGCCCCAATAAATAAAGGATCATCATCAAAATATTGATTCCCTCTTACTCCAATGGGGTAGGAGATGGTCATATTTCCAAGTCCCTTTCATACTTTAAATACAACGACTTATCTACTTTTTTTGTAATAGTTTTTACATTAATAGCAGTAGGTAACGAAGGAGAAACATTAAGAGAAGTTATAGGAGATGTATTCTCCGAAGTATTATGACCCAATAAACGCAAAAAATTATTGTCCATAGTGGCACGTATTTGATCTGAATATGCATTTCCAATAATCCGTTGTGCCTCAACATTGGCTAATGCCAACTGATTGATTATAGATATACGCTCTCCATATTCTCGATCAATTACTTCAAGATCATTGCTTGAAAATTGTGATCTCGCGTAGTCTATTAAATCTGGCTGATTTTCTCGATAATCGTCGTTATAAAGAAAATCACGTAACGTAGATTTCGGTACATGAACAAGCTTCGTACCTTTAAACGGTTTTACCGGGCATCTAGAAAGACCTGTTAGCATCTTTCCAATCTACTCCATGTAACTATATCGTCAACTAGTTTATTGGTTGTAAACCAGACAATTCTTTGAACAACGCAACATCAGAATAAGGCATTGTTGGAAGTACCTCAACCAGACTATATTTATCGTTGTTATCTACATCAATACCAAACGCCTGTTTATATATTTCAGGTTTAATATTTTGTAAATCATTTAAGCTATAATATTCATTACCTAACTTTACAGAATTCAATTCATCTGCAACTTTTTCAATAGATAAACTGAAGATACGGTCAACGGGATCACCATAACGAGCAGCAGTTTTAACGTTATCATAAACACCTTCTTGTCGTTCCATCCAATAGCAGACTTCTGCAATTTTCATGAAATCTTCAATAGACTCCAAGCCCTCTACACTCTCAGCAAGTTTTGCATATACGTCTTTATTAACTGCTTCTTTTGAATAATGTGCACGAGCGAATAACTCATTTTTTACTTCTCCAACAGACGGATAAAATAAGCCTGCATATTTACAAACGATATCAGGTAGTTCTTCCAATCCTGCTTCCTTAGCATGACTAACGAAACTTTCACAAATATCCTTACGCCATTCAAAAGGTATATTACGGTAATCTTTAGCAAATTGCTCAGAAGCTAATTTCAACTCTTCCGCTGTTTTATAAGTAAATAAAGGCAGATTAGTGCCATTTAATTCTGCTTCATAAACAACCTTTTCAGAATAATCGTTAGCCTCTTTAGTATTAAGCGATTGATTATAAGCTTTGATGTCTTCGGTAATACCGAATAGTTCAGCTGATTTATTTAACCTATCCGATACTTCGGAGATATATGATTTATTATATTTTTTCTCTAATTCAGCTTTTTTATTAACAAAATGGACATTACTTAAATACGTAGCTTCTTTTGTGTGCTTTGGAAAAGCCCGATTATACTGATCGGCAAATGCTTCTTTCGGTAATGAAGTATAATCTGTTTTGTCCGAATATTCCTTTACATACTCAGGTATGACCGAAGCTTTTTTTAGAAATTTATGGAGTTCTCTAAAGGAATAATCGGTAGTTTGATCGAAAGATAATTTCATTTTTATTGCAATTTATTGAAGCTAAAGTAAGTTATCGGTATGTCTCTTAATCTAAATGATTTTAATACGAAAGTCAATCTCTCGAAAATCGTGGAAAAGGTTGCAGAACCAAATACATATTTCATAAAATCGGTTTTTCCATTTGGCGAATTTGCCTGTAACCATGACTTTAGTAACGTTTTTAATGTTTTCGATTTAATGGGTACGATTTATAACCCTGAACAACTATATACGCAGATCATCAATAATTGGCCTCAAGTATTGAGACAACCGATTGTTTGGCGTGAGTATTCCAGAGATAAAATTCATAAAGAATGTATTCTTCAGCAGAGTTGGGCAAATATCGTCATGGAGGCTCAAAAAGAAATAATTAATCATACTTACGTAATTCGTAAAGAAATAACTACAATTGCCAAACAATTTGAAGAAATGGGTTACTTTGGAGCAGTGATTAATGGAATGGGTCATATATCTCAAGATGTAATCAATAAACATTCTGAGATAGCGTGGAATAATACAATCATTAATAACTATCGTTATCCCGTTATTGTACCTTACTACCATACACCTAATAAAACGCATATATCATATATTGAAGTATTTGATGCGCTGGATTCTAAATTAACTCGAAAAAAGATATATGCCCCCAACTACCACGGGTTTACTGGAAAATTAACGAATGTCCTTCCTGACTTTACGGCCTTAATGCATCGAGAAGGATGTTTATGGGATTACACACTAGATTACTGGAACAACACTCCTTTACTAATCGATAATGAATGTGGTATCGGTACATTACTAACTATTTTCAAAACCAATAAGACTACAAAATTTATTATTGACCCATTATCGATTATTAAAGAACGTAATCTATCTTCACAAATTTACGAAAATCTACACATGCTTAGTCGAGAAGATATAACAATCATTCAAAATAAGTTGAATTTACAGGATATATATGACGATTGGTTAAAAATTCAGAATTATCAATATCTAGATGGAAGAACGATGTACTTCAAAAGTCCCGAAGGTTATTTTATGTCTAAATATGGAGAAGATAAGATTTATTTAACTAATTTTAGTCTAACTCGTAAAGGGCAAGAACTTCGAGAAGTGGGTAAACGTAAAATTGTGTTCTTTATTATCGAGGCTACTATGCATGATAAATCGATTATATTAGAAGTACCTGAACATGTAATTAATTCCAAATCACGATTAAAATTATTTTTGATCAAGGAGTTTCATCGGCAGAATATGAATCCTCCTCGTTATTACAAAAGAATAACGGCAAACTTATTGGAAAACTTTATTTTCGACTGGTTTGAGTGTCAAAATGCTTAAAGTATATCGGTTCGAACTCTTCATCCCATTCAGCATATACCACATCATGAATGGTAATAACTAAAATATTGCCAACTTTATAAAGCACATATCTGCCTTTTGTAGTATCAGTAGAACTTACGAGTTCTACTTCGGGTACTTTTAAATTCATGACCAACCGCTGTAACTGTTTATTTACTATATTTCGTTGTTTGATTTGCATATTTTTATAAATTAAAAAACACACACTCGCCAAGGATCGAGAAGTCGAGTGTGTGTAAAACTGAATATTCGTATCCGAATACCCATGTTTTAAGTTTACTTACAAAAGTGGTTCTCGTGTTGCATCAAGTCTACGCTCCGTTAACACACGGTCTACTTGATGCAGAAGGTCTATACGACCATCACGAGGCGCAATAGAGTCCAGGAATATTGCGCTAAACTCTCTTACCTGAGAGAACAGGTTTTGTTTATCGAGGTAACGATAAGGTTGTAACTGTTTTTTTATTGTAACGATTCAGGACAGATAATCCCTCTTCGTTACATATTACTATACCAAATTATATCCGAATATTCGGAGGGGGGTGGGGTGAGCTTAAATATAAGGTATCACTTGAAAATCCGTATCCGCGTTAGAAGTAGTGGATACAAATGGAGGCCAAGAGGGTTTCAATGTTCCACGATTTAATCCTCCTTGTAGCGATTCAGGATTAGGACTAAACGCAGCATACTGAAAATCAAAATATGTTTTACCAACTAATAAAGTCCTGGGCTTAATATCGTTTAGTTGACTGACTCGCTCAACCGCCCAAATATCCAGTTCAAAACTTCCTGCAATCAAACAATCCGTACTGGCATTGGGAATGAATACAACAAAATGATTAGGTACTTTATCATCTATGTAAATACCATTACCCAGACTTCCTTGCCACACAACTACAAGGTTATAAACATTCGATTTTACAATCGCTTGTAGATTATATCTCTTAACGTCAATACTTTGAGTATTAATGAATAAAAATGTATCAAAAATAATGTCTTCTCCCTGATAAAATACACCTGTCGATAAATCGCTACCTATATAGTTTGTTCCGGGTATCCCTGCTGTATTAATAGGATTTGGAGAAGGGGATGTATTATTGACTCGGGGAATAAACGTAGTTTTATTATATTGCAAACTACCTGCGTAATTATTTAAATTTATTGGAACAGATATATTTTGCGTACTAGCCTGACTTGGTTCAAAATTAGTTGGTTGATTTAAAGGTACAATTATAGACATACTTGAATAAGTTTTTTGGTAACTTGATCTTGTCTATAATAACATATCTGTTCAACATTCAACATACTTTTCATTGTCAAAAAATCCTGGTCGGTCATTGATGTCAAGGCTGTCTCCAATTGTGGACGTATTTGAGCATAGGGATTTGTTTTTCCTCCACAAGACGAACAACCCGTTTTCGGTTGAGTATTTAAATGATTAATTAATGTACTCAACCGACTGAATGCTGGAATGGTCAGTAAACTTGGATTGTTATTCAACAGATGACTAAGCTGAGAAGCGGAAGTGATAGATAACTTGCTCATCCTTCCAATATACTGATTAATAACTAAAAAACAAATGAGAATATCTCAAATGTTTCCGAGACAGGGGAATTTACCCCTGTCTCTATATTTCGCTTGCGCGAAATTACCGGCTCTTGGAAAGAACCGCAGTTGCCTGCTCTTCTTCCACTTCAGCTTCGGTGGGTACCTGAATTTCCTCAACAATGACCGGAACTTCCGGAATATTGTCATGGACCTTTTGTACTGTGTTCTTGACCTTCTTCACACCCAGTCCAACAAAGCCAAGCATGCGAGTCTTGACGCTGGTGGCCTTGGCTTTGACGAGTGGCCAATAAGCCACGCTAAAGCCTCCAATAACTGCTCCAGCTGCCGCTGATGCTGCTACAACAGTAGCCACACCAGTTTTGGTCAGAACAATGTTAGTCGAGGGGGTGTTGACATTGATCGTCAATGTATCGGTAGGGGTTTCCATATAATGATCCTTTCGTTATTTTTGTTTACAAGAATTCACCTCACAAGAGATAAACCCTTCTTTGATATACTACTATACCAATATACCCTCTATTCACCCAAGGGGGGTGGGGAGGGGTTAAATGATACTTAATATCGCAAGTAATACAATACTGAGTATCAAACCAATTACTAATGTGCCAAACCATGATATTTTGTCCACGTTATTCCTTTGGGAAGTTGTTAGCTACACGGAAAGCAAATTCCATAGTCTGACGATTGAATGTAGCATAGCGAGCTCCTGCCTCAAATTGTGATTTCGCCTGATCGGTTAGTATCCAAAGTTCTGTTAACAACAAACGTTCATAGTCTGTTAAATCACTAAACTTGGGTGCGCGATAATTATGCTCATATTCTGATGGGTTCATATTATTTCTCCTTTAATATATCTTGTTGAAGACATTTCAAATCTCGAATTACTCCTTCCAAAGTCTCTCTTCTGGAAACACAATGGAAGTAGTATTTAGAGTCTGTCGTATAGTTCAAATTCTGTTGTATATCCAGAAGTTTTGTTACACTCTTTTCATAATCTATGATTAATTCATTTAAAGTCATATTTTATTCTTGGATGTATCTAGATCTATTCCATTCAGAAAGCTGCATTAGTTTATATATAATCGGTACACAATTGTTTGTGTGATATAATTCTTTTCTACCTTGTACGTTAGCTATACCCCTTCCTAAAGTTTTTTTACAAAAGAAGCATTTTTCTTTTTCATGCGCATTAATAAATTTTTCTGTATTCAAAACATTAAACCAATTCCATATATAGTTCTTCCGCATCTCTATATCTGGTTCCCATTCAAATTGTTTAAAAGTCCCGTTGATATCTTCTTTTGTTAAAAAAGGATAAGATTCTTTTATATCAGATGTTTTCATTTTTTACCCAACGAAATTTTTGTTTATTAAATACATAGCTATTACCAGATAAAGATAATATACAAACATTATCTTCCGTGTCATAATATTCTGCACCAATTTGCTCATCAGGATATTGAGTTTTAAATGTTTCAAATTGCGTTAAAGAAAGTAAAATCGATTTTTTATAATTATGATTAGCCATATTTGATCCTTGTTCTTGAGAACATAAGTATTCCCATTACTTATTATACCGATAAATACCCAATACACCTAAGGGGGGTAGAATTAGAAGCTAGCGGGAAGTGCTGCCAATGGGGCACATAAGTCGCTGGGTAATAGCGACAATCCAATAAACAAGCTATGCGTGTTAGCAGGCTCTCCAACGTTTATGCTGTCATAAAATGGTGAGAGAGTACTGCCCAATATTAAATTGATATTTACCCCTCCCGAAATATTATAAGTACCTGTACTATCGGGAGGAACACCATTAATAAACGAAACAATCTCTGAACAATCCGTTAATTCAGGGTCAATGAACTGATCACTGCAACTTAAGGGTATTCCGTAAGAATTACCTATAGAAAGATCAATTTTATTGTTTGTTGTATCAAAATCGATACCAAAATTATAACCTTCATAAAATTCGATATTACCTACTAAATTTGGTGAGACTTGTGTACTTAATGGTAATTGTGGTGAGTAAAAGAACAATCCGTCGCTTATATAGTTGGTTTCTACACTCAAACTCGTTACACCCTGCCAATCATTGGAAAATTCATGTACTAATGACGGTTCTACATATAAATTTGTAAAATTACTGACTCCCGTAGGTATACCACTCAAAAAATCTGCGTTTATCGTAATCTGACTGCCATTTGTACCTGAAATGTATTGTATACCTGTTAATGACAAATTTACTGAAAAAGTGATGGAATCCGAGAAAACAAATGAGATAATGCCACCAGAACTTGATGTATACATCAAGTTTGTAGGAAAAACGCTTAAAGTTGAGGTATACATCAAGTTTAAATCCAAAATCAACGAATTTGGTAGCACATACCCCGAATCAGCAGTTTTATTGGTATTCGTTAGAAACGGATAACTCCGAAAGCCATTTTCATCAAGAAATTCAAGTACAGAAGGCATATTAAAATCCTGAAGTATCCACAATCTTTGATGGATTGGAATTGGGTTGTGAACCTACGAGCGTAACATTCAGACTACCAATACCATCACCACTAATCTGTATTACGTCACTACTAGCTATGAAAATATTATTATTCACGGGTGACATCAAGTTTATCTTTTTCAACGCCTGAAAACTGGTAGTTAATGGAAATTTATGATTACCGACGGCGTTAAAGGTTATAAAATTCTTATATATATCATTATTGGTATTAAAAAATACTGTTTCATCTGTACTTGAAGAGGATAACACGATATTACCAAATAAATTGTTCAAATAGAAAACACCTGCTTGTTCATTGATCGATCTTACAGTAGAAGCAACAAACAGTAAGTTATAAATTACTTTTTCACCTACATAGTTATTCCATAATGTATTAACGCCATCTGCAAAAGTAATTCGACCAATATACCTCGTACCTACCGTTAAGCGTATATAATTAAGTCCTGCTAAATAATCCGCTTGTTGTAAAACGAAATTGGATGTGCCTGTATCGTAAGTCAGGTTTATCGTCAAAAATGTCGAACTAACCTCGATATAGTTGATTAAGGGGACAAAGTTGGCGAATTGTTGGAAACTTGCATCCACAATTACGTTGTTCAAAGGCGCGTCTACAGTAAATGGATAAGCGGATAACGCATGCTCATTTTCCCATTCAATAACTTTTGCACTCATATTAGTATTGTTGAGAATAGAAAACAACTAGTTGAAAACTATTTGGAGCACCTGAGGTACCAGTAATATTAAAATTAATCGTATCCGTTATTCCAAACGTATTTGTCGTAGTAGATAATACCACCAATCCATTACTTGTGGCATTTAAACCAATTAATCCTCCTATATTCGTACTTGTAATCCTCACAGTAAAAGTCACAGTACCTGTATCTGTAATCGCATAAATTTTATTAATCGTTCCATTGATACCCGTTGGATTTACTAACACATAATTGCCATTGGTAGGAGTTAATAAAATATCACTATATGTTGTTACGAAATATGGCCAAGAGAGATATTCAGGAGCAGTTTCGGCAATAAAATTAACAACTGGAGTCTGAGACTTTGAATAATAGTTATTATACCCATGATTGTCACCAATCACTAACCCTGATAACTCATTGACCAGATAATTTGGATTTACAGGAGCCAGAGGTGTACCATTTAATGTACAAAACGAATTCAAATTCAAATCAATAGTCGCCGCATTGATCGTTGCATAAGTAGTGTTGTCTGTTTCGTTATAAAATACAACTGGATCAATTCCAAATATATAAATATTTGCATCATCCGAATAACCATCCGAAGGATAAGGTACCATCGAATTGATGTTTGTAATAACAGGTGTATCACAATTCATGAATTGTGAATCTTTATCTGCGAGACTTAATATTTGAGAGTTATCAATTACAGCAAAATCTAAATCATTTGATGAATTGAAAATCGTTAAATTATTTAATGTGCCTAATCCAATGTTACCAGTCAGACTTTTATTTTTACATGTTAGTTTCGTAACCGCAGGTGGTGTAAATGTGTTATAAACCGATATCTCCAATCCTGTTTGTAATAAACTATTAAAATTGTAAACTCCGTTGATTGTTTGAATATTTGTCAGTGTACCGGTTATCAGAAATCCTGAAGACACACCATCGAAAGATTGTAATTCAATTGATTGAAAGTCATTAGTCAATGAAGCTTGAAAGACTCCAATTGATGTATTCCCATTACCAATTGTAATAACAATCGAACTTCCTAATAAAGCCACTTGTGAGATGTAAGGAACTGCTCCGATTGGTAAGGTCAACGACAACCCTGCAATAACGAAATTTGGTAAAATAGAACCATTATTGGCAATTCGCGTAGCTCCTTGTTGTAAAGGATAATTACGAAAAGTATTTTTTGTTAGGAAATCGAGATTATTGATCATATTAACTGACAGTCAGGACTAATGTATTACTACCTGTACCTGCAGAATTTGTAGCATTAATTCCTATACTAAAAGGAGATCCAGAAGTTGTCGAGGGTATACCGTAAATTAATCCTGCTGTATTGCAATATAATCCAGAAGGCAGAGAAGTAGCAGAAAAGCTTGTAGGACTGTTTGTAGCCGTAATCTGATATGAATACGAGGTACCATGTGTTGCCGTACTTGTTAACGAGCTATTGATAACCGGGGCAGATTGAGAAACAGCAATAGTAAATGAACCATAACCTGTCAAAGTAGTTGATCCCACAGTTACGGAAGCAGACACACTTACCGTACTTGATCCTGTTGTAGTAGACACTCCATAGATAGCACCTGTTGTCGTATTGACATGCAATCCCGATGGTAATCCTGTAGCCGTGTAGGCAGTTGGCGAATTAGTGGCAGGTATGGAATAAATAAAGGGCACTCCAACTGTTGCCGTTTGATTTGTTGGTGACAACACAGGTACCGTTAGTACATTGATGTACAATACGAATGGCAATATCCCTCCTCCTGAATCGATAACAGCCATGTCCACTGCATAAGTAACAGCTGCTGATTCGGAAACTGTACCATAGATATTATATGTTGAACCAGACGTAGGATAAGTCGTATGTGTTGATGCCCACGAGGGTAAAGAAGAAGAATTGAATACAATTGTACCTGAACCTGCAGCTGTAGTAATACGATAATCAAAGGTTGCCCCATTGATGGTATTAACCGTAGTTGATGACGTAACAACCGGAGGACAACCAGTACTCGTAACGGGTACAGTTGAGGAACCTGAAGTTATTGGGAGTAATCCTCCACTAATACTTTCCCAATTCTCCGTTATAGCAAATAACACACTTGCTGTATTTCCTCCGCAGGGTACTTCGTAAACAACGTTATAATTTGCATATTTCTTACAAGCTACCGTAAAATTGACAGGCACTTCATCATAAGTACTGCCATTGTATTGTATTTGCTGAGAACCTGGCACCAACGAAATTGAGCCTGTTAATGTTGGTGTAGGTACCGTAAACGTCATACTCGATGTTGTAGGATTATATACTGAGCAAACAATAGCCAAAAAAGTTACATTATTACCATAAGCATCCGTGCCATCATAAGTTGTGTAATTGATCGCACCGTTAGGGGCCTGCACGAGAGGAGCGATGTTTGTATTATAATTAACAATCGTATCATTGATTTTTTGAAATACTCCCAAATCGTCAACTTGAAATAAATAATTTGTAATATCCGCTGATAATGTTGTTACGAAAGTAATCTCGGAAGGGCTGATGACTGTCGCAATTTGATTAGTATAAGATATCGCACCAGAACTTGCTTGGTAATAAATATTTTTACCCTCATGAAAATATTTGATAAATCCTGTCTCTGAAGGGTAGGTAGAAGCGAATGAACTGGCTGTAAATGAAGTAACACCTGCAGATGTTGTAGAGCTACCTGTCCCCGTTGTCTGATTTGGAGAATCTACATAATAGACCAATTCCTGTACACCGTTATAAATACGATTAACATACTGCGCAAAGGCGTTCAAATTTTCAGGAGCACACTTAGCTGAACAATTATTGATAAATAAGAAACTATGATAAGGTATTAACGCATTAAAGATATCAGGTGTTTGATAAGGTATACTAAATGGATCGTATTGTGAAGTTAGTGTACTGCCATAAGTAATAAGATCAGAAGTATCCAGTAACTTCATTGAATAGCATGGTGAAGGTACGAGATATAAATTGCCTTGTGAATTTGGTATTTGTGAATTGATTGAATATAAATCTGCCGTTGGAAATATATCTGCACATCCATTAAATAGTCCTGCTCCTGAGCCTGGATTTACATCGATAACCAGTTTATCATTGATTAACGTTCCAATGGTATTTGCATCGAATTGTAAATTTACATTCGGATTACCATTATCGTAAACTTCTATCGATTCATAAGGATAATAATTTAGAAAATCAAGAGTTCGTACTTTAGGTACACAGGGTACAAAGGCTGATGACGCTAATGTGGATTGGTCAGGTGTATAGTACTGATCAATTGATGCTGCTAATAAACTTAGAAATCCGGGGCCAAATACAACCTTTAAAGCTGCATTATCGGTAGTCACTCCTAAAAAAGAGGGATTACCTGGTTGAGTATTGTCTACGATTTGAGAAATTAAAAACGTAGCCCCTAACTCAAGAGCATTAGAAATCGGGTCACTAAAAATTAGTGTAACCGAACCATCGGAAGGTGAGATGATTAATTCTGATAAATATGCCGCTTTAATATCAGGATCAAATGAATAAAAAATAATATCGGCAAACCAATTATTGGCAATTGGTAAAGTAGAATTATCATTACTCGTTCCAACAAACGGATAACGAATTGATAAGTTTGTATTATAGTATTCTAAATAATCGGCCATTATATATTATAAGTCGTTGCTTATTAGTTATTTAACTCGGGCATACGCAACTTGCTGACACCGTATTATTGAAGGCGGTTAGCTCGGTATTAAGATAGTTATAAAAATTCTTAATATTGTTATAACTAGTTTCCAATTGATTAACCCTAGACGTAAGTACAGATAAGTCAGTGCAATCTGAACAAGGTGTACAACACGAATCATTTAAGGTCAAAGTTGCTGTAGTCGTAGTACTCACTGTTGAACAACCTAACCCAATAAATGAAATATTCCCAGTTGTAGGATCGGGTACAATGCCATTAATTGATTGTACACAAGTGGGTGTTGTACAATTTGTATTCAATCCCAGCCCATTACCTGCATCCAATAGTAATAAACTGTCTACACTATCAAAAGTAAAACGTAAGTTATTCCTTACTTCTACGTTTACAAAATTAGTCAAAGTTTGTAAGTTTCCCAGACTATCAGTAAATGAGAGTTGATTAACTGCATTAATCGAAACGATAATGGTTTTAGGTAATAACTCAGTAGCTGATATACTAAAGTTATAAATACCTGCTGGTTGATTAATCACGGTATTTAAACTTCCAATCGTAATACTCCCATTTGCGGAATTGTAATTACCAGGAACAGTAGTTAAGTAGTAAACCGAATTCTGTATAAACCCTGCACTAGGTATGGTAAACGTACCAACTACATTATTACTATTATCACTAATTGTTAATATGTAAGTCTGCAACTCATTAATAATCTGACTGATAAAAAATGTGTTACTAACACTGCCGCCAGGAGCTATTTGGATATCCACTATGAAATCATTAGGGATAACAAATAATCCAGAAATATCTGTTTTCGATAAACCATCTCGTATGGGGTAAGAACGTAGAGCATTAAGGTTCTCATACTCCAAATTATCGATATAAGGCATGATTCATTATCTCACAGATATTTAAATTCTCAATAGCTAAAAAAGAGGGCTAGAACCTCTGATTTTAACCATTGTACCTTTCCTTACGCCAGCAAGCTTCTAACCATAGTTTTTCAAAATCTTCACCAGCTATTTCTCTGGGTACTGCAAAACCATCACTTGTACCACAACCGATTTGATTACAATAGTCTTCAACTAATTTTTCTTTTTCCGTACTACTTTGTACCCTATTTGTTATTTGTGATAGTCTCTCGTTAGTCTTATGGTATAAATACCCTCTGATCCTACGTGTTAAAATACAGGAAATACCATCGCGTTTTAATGTCACTTTAACCGTCATTGGATGACATTTTATTTCTCTGGCAATTTCCAAATCAGACATAGTTTTAGACATGTCTTTTAACATATCTAAACAATCTTGTCCTGGATAATAATGAGGATATCTGTGGTAAGTATAAGAATATGACATAATGATCCTTTGGTTAAGTTATACTACTATACCAAGATACCCTCTATCCATCCAAGGGGGGTGGGGAGGGGTTAAACCAATGACCAATAAGCCGTTAATAACCCTACATCATTATTATAAAAATTGGATGTAGGATTCTGCTGTAGAACTTTAAAATTCACTACAGAGTTCGGTGCAATCACTGCAGCGGGTATAACAAACTGCGTAGGTTGAGATGATAGTACAGTGTTCGCTACATAACTAGCTGGAAATGTAACTAAGGCAGGGGCACCTGAAGTTGTAGTAAATGTTGATATTGAAGATAGAACATTACCAGCGGTGGACACAGAATATTGAAACGAGTAACCTGCTGATTGTGGAGTAGATGCTACGTTGCTAAAACCAAATAACTGCATGACAATATACAAATTTACATTCGATGAAAAGTTGCTAGGTAATGTAATCTTTCCTGCAAATCCAGAAATTACAGAGGTATTGTACTTTAATCGTAGATAGGAGTTTAAACCTAAATATTCATAATTTGCGTTGATCTCATCAATTTCATCCAATTGACCAGTTGTTCCCTGACCTTGAAGAGAAATAACAAAATTACCATTGCTATCATTGGTTAACGTCAGTCCAGAATTTACAGGTGTCGTTAACGTCGATACTAATGGAGCAGTTGTTAATGTAAGCTGCCCGGTTGTTTGTGAGAAGGAAACATTCGAAACCGTCAATGGACTACTGGTTGTTGTAGTATTTGCAGAGAACGGTAAGTTGAACTGTATTGCCAATGGCCCAGTTGATTCGGTTGGAGAATTGGTCTGTGGCGATGTTTGCTGAACAATGTTTAAATTGTTGACCGATCCATCTGGATAAGCGATTAAATTAGTAACCAAGGCTTCCGACAAATTTGGATTTAACTTTGCAAAAATCAAATATATATTGGGAGGGAAAGTACCTTGATTGGATATCCAGTTAGCGGGTACCCAACCAGAAGATAATGAAGCACTCCAAGGCTGGTAAGGATTCTGTCTAGTCATCCAGAATAAGCCAAACTCGTTGATTACGTAAATTGGATTATTATTTACGTTATTTGCGTATTCTTGTTGAATACCGTTAAGTGTCAAATTAACAAAGTTTGCAGGAGTAGGAGGGAGTAATCCATATAATTGTTGCGCTTGCGCTTCTTGCGCAGTTGTTAAACTTCCTGTACCTCCATTGTCTGCATTATCAGTAGCAAAGCTGGAAGGTATATTGTAATAGAAAGCTGCCCCTGCTGGAATAGTATAAGAAGCAGGTAATGATGATACATCCACCCAACCCAATCTTGATAAATTTGAAGATGGAATTGTCCATGTCGAGCCTGTCAATACTGGTACATTAGTAGGGCGTCCAAGGATTGTGAATTGGAAATTAGAAAAAAGTTCACTAAAATTATCAGTATTTGGGCTGAGTAAAAATGTTGTGTTATTTAACGCATAGCCAATGTACACAATAACACCACTTGGATTAGCTGTTACCAAACCAGGATTCTTTTGACTTAGATAATAAGGTCCAGGTCTGAACGTTTCCCTTACACCTGGAGAAACGAAGTCCAAAAATCCATAAGTAGAGTTATCAATCGGTGTACTTAAATTAATCAACCCTTCCAAATAAACGTCAGCCGTACCATTACTATAAATCGTATTCGTAAATCCAAAAGCATATGACGAATTGGCGGATGTAAAAAATGATGTGGAATACGAATTTGTAAAGGCAGATATCGCCCGTATCAACCCTTGTTGGCCAGTGTTTACATTATTCCCCCAAGATACTACATACTGAAAGCCAGGTAATAGATTTGTTTCCAACTGGCTAATTGGTTGGGCTGTAGCAATCAAAACCGATTTATTTTGCAGATTTAAAATTGTGTTATATAAATAATTTAAATTCTGTATACACTGATCAAAAACCGGATTAACCACTTCTGCAGATACATTCGTACCATCAGAAATTAGACTGATACTTGGCAACCATGGAGTATTATTCGTAGCCATAGAATTAAGAACAAATAAACGAAACGCTCCAAGCAATAGTTAAACTTTGTGAACTATTAAAAAGTATGGGATTAAAATTAATCCTACTAAAAACGGTATCCGAAGCAATTGAACTAAAATTGGGAATAGCTACCAAAGCACATTCAAAGATATTACTTACTCCTGATGTAAAGGCTGCCCCACCAGAACTGGTAGCCGATGCTACTTGTGTAGTAAATATTACCGTGTTATTCAAATAATTGGTCTGACTGCTGAATGAAGGATTATACGCTAAAGCCAATCTCAAAAATCCAAATGGCGCAGTATAAGCAGTAATTGGATTACTATTTGGCAAATCTATTACTGGAGCAGTAAATGAGCTACTGTTACAATACGAAACATAAAACCCCGTTACAGCTGAATTTGGTGTACCTGCCAATGCATTACTCATGACTGTTGCACCGGAATATAAAATCAGATTCGATTTATCAACAACCAACTTATATTTACCACTGTCATTATCAGTTGCCCATATTCTAACATGACCCATCATATCTTTTCTCGGTTGAGAAACCGTTTCAGCGGGTATAATTATTGAATCGTTCTCAAAATCACTCATATCTTTAGTATATCATAAAATTAACTAAGGTCTATTATCTTTAAAAATTTCACCGTATTGGTTGTTGCACCACTACCTGGAATGTTAGTGAAGACCTTACCTGCCTTGATACTCATTACTCCACTGTATCCCCAAAATGAGTTAGCTCTTCCAATTTGTACATTAGGTGGTTGCAACAATCCTGCAGAATTTGCCATAGGTGATCTTCCAATATTCAATCCCCCATACGGTGAACTATTTTTATAATTACCTGCCGCATTCGTACCATCAGAATTATAACCAGAGTTATCAATATTATTTAAACTATCAAAAACATCCGTTCCAACGCTTACGGTTACCAAACAAAGGAAGTACACATGAGCAGGCAGATATTGACGTATTTCTTTAAACAACGTCAAAAACATGGTTGTCTGGTCAACAGAACTAAAGTTAAATACCAAACAAGCTGTATTATTCTGTAGGAAATTCTCAAAAATGAAATCAACAGGATTTAAAGGATAACTCAATGTATTGGTTAATGGATTACTTGTTTGACCCAATCCTAAAGCCTCAATAATCTGTGATTGATTAGCCGGTTGATTAATATAATTCTGAAACGTTTGAACATCCTGTGTGTTACCTTGAACAGGAAAATTCAATACTCCTCCAGGAGACAATGTTAATAACTGTAATGAATTAGGAAATAATAACTGATATTGATAGTTACCAAAAAACAAATACGAGGAGAAAGGTACAGGTGTATTACCAGTAAACACGATTTTCCACCATTGCTGTGTTGTCACGCTATCATAGTAACTAAATAAATTGGTAAACACTTGTCCTGCATAAAATACTGCTCCAGGAATCACAGATGATAAAAGCTTTTCTGTTAAATCAAAAGAATAAGAATGCTTATCGGTAACAACTAGTTGATTATACTCAGTTGTAGCCACATATTGTACTATTTCGCTCTTTTCAATAACTGGTACAATTCCACCGATATAAGCCAGTAAATTCTTTAACGACAGGATATTAGCACCACCCGCTCCAATCGTAAAAAATCCTTTAAGAATGTTTTTATACTGTTCGGACGAGGGTTGGTTAATGCCAAATACATAGCCAAAGTTATTATAGAGATTGTTTTCATCGAGATTTACATTATAGCAGAATAATATCAATAACTGTTCTTGTTGAACTACACCATTTTTATCTACATATGTGGTTGGTACACCGTTTGTACCAATTACATTAGTAATATTGTTATTAGGATTAGCAAACGGATTCTTATTAAAATATAATGTACCATCTTGCAAAGATACGTCAACATTGGCTACATAATAAACGGATGGTGTATACACATTATTGGCGATTATCGAAAAGTTACCAATATCAATAGTTGGAGTATATGAGTAAACAAATTGTGTAGGTGATTTTGGAAAGCCAAATTGAAAAACCTGATTAGCGTATAGGTTATCCGTCGAAGGTTGTGGGCCAAAAACTGCTTCGTTTGGTTCGAACACAAATGGACTCTCATTCAATTGAGATTTCAATATCGTTAACGGTTGCCACACCTCTTTATGATAAATCGGGCATGAACTTACTCCATAGCTATCAATTTCTTCCGATAAATTCTGGTAAGCTTGAATCAACTCCTGAGATTGCCCAATTGTAAGCCCTTTAATCGTGTTAGTCTCAGAAAACAGGGAAGTCCAAAAACTACCGAGGCAGTTAAACAAAAATCCTGCATTTGTCGAAGGATCTGATGGAATTGCCGGATTGATCATTAGACGAGATTGATAACTATATTGTTGCTGGGTGTTACATTACCCGTACTAGCTGTAAAGTAATCAATAAAATATTGTACATTGGTAGGGCTAATCAAATTCGTCAAATCTGTAGGTATAACCAATTCATCATTACTAGTGATTACTTCGTTGATACCTGTGGGGGTGTAAATTGTACCTGTTAATAAAATAGGAAGTTCTACTCTCTGTATATTATAACCCATCGATAAACTGATAATTTGAGAAGCTGCAACATTACCACCAATTGGAATAGTGTTAATATAATTAAATATTGCCTGTTGTAAATTCGCTAAATTCAAAGACGTAAATGTATCCGTTGAATTAATTTTAGCCAATGTCATTTGCAAAGTACAAAAACATGGTACGCACGCCTTTACCAAATTATCGCTATTTGGAGGACGAGTAGCATCAGCCAAGAAAACCTGCTGTATTGGCAATATATTTGGTTGATAATAAAAGGTTATATCAAAATTCAAGGTACTACCATTTGCCAGATTAGGACTTTCCGTATATTGTAGGTTAACAACAGCATTCTGATAACTGGAAAATCTTGCGTCAGTAATTGAGCCAATAAAATTATTCCTCGTTGTATTAATCGGAGAATAACCATAGATTACCGAGTTGATAACCAATGTACCTGCAGAATTTACTAAGTTATTAACAGGTGTTGGTAATATACCTTTAATAAAATAAAATCCAGGACATGCTGTATTGGGAATTGTAATTTGCCAAATTCCTGTAGATAGCTTTATTCCCTGTAATGTAACAGTAATCGTTGAGGGTCCAACCGATGTTCGTGTGTATATGTCTGCTTGTCCATTTGTAGCAATACCAAATAAATTCTCCTTACATCTTATCATTAATGGATCACCTGCACCAACAACTGTACAATTTTGGAAGCCTGGAAAATTATTAGTCAAATAAGTATTAATACCTGCTGGAGAAGTAAGATTGCCCTGAGCAGCAGAAGCTTGAAATTTCGAAATCAATGCTTGGTCAGTCTCTTCAGGTAAGCCAGATGAAAAGTTGCCATAGGCCGCGATTGAAACAATACTTGTATTACTATAATTCGAACCTAATGTAAATTGCGTTTGATCAGATACTTGATACTGTGAACCAACCGCCGATGCCTGTACAGGCACAATAAGGTAATACAATCCGTTCTGTGAATAAATTGGCGAATAACCGTTAGTCGTACTTGCATTGATTGAATATGTATAAGATTGTAGCGTCACGTAATTCAAATTCAAACTCGACTGTATAAAAATCGCACCTTGTGGAATGATAATATTCTGATTTGTAGAAAGAATGACCTTCAGATTACCTGTGGAAAAACTTCCTGCAAAACGAG